CAACGTCAGCAGTCCATGCCGCATTGCAAATAGCCACAACATTCTCCGGTACACCGGCCAAATCCTGACCCGGAGTCAACGATGAGCGGTGATACGTCTTGCTCAGTTCAACCCCATCCTCAAGAATGCGAGTTGCTTCACGAAACAGGACGATGCCATTTTCGGTGACGGTGATTTGGTCAATGACAGTTGATTTGGTAAGTGACATGATTATTTCCTTGTGTCTGACTACACTAGTCCGGTGTAGTTAAGTTGTTTGATACCAGCCGCCAAATTCTAAATTAGCGGTATTTGCAAAAATAGCATTTACGGCTTGGCTAACAGAAGCGGCTGTTCTACTCTGAATTTGAATGTCGTTAAGAATTGGCAACATGTAAAGAGAAACAACTGCTGTTGCAATACTATTTGCTCTATTTATACAAACACCTGCCTCTACGTTTGTAGCAACTGCTGTAAATGGCAATCCTGAAATTGTTGTTGTTGAACCTGTTCCTATTACTAAAATATCCAATCTTGCAGCAACATAAACCATCCTACCGATTTTTGTATACCTTCCAGATTGGACAGTATATGTTGCTGTTCCACCGATTGTAGGAGTCCAAGTCCCTTCCTCGTAATCATCCAACGTATTAGCGTCAGTTGATGCAGATTGGGTTGCGGGGAACGCAATTCCAATTCCATTTGAGAGAGACGCCCCTTGCAACGCAACAGTCTGGTCTTTGTTTAGCGCAAGAACCTGAGTAAACGTGGCAGTCGTTCCTGCCGTCCCGCTAGGAGCTGTATAAAATTGATGTTGTCCATTGATTTGCGAGTAATAACTTGCAAAATCGCTTGTTATATAGGTACGGGCTGAGGAAGCGTTGATATATTGGTTGGAACTCAGAGTGCTAACCGTTGCGCTTGCACTGCGCCCTTCTAAAATCGTCCCAGCACCGAGTTGCAACGCCCTTGCGCTGCTGAACATTACCGCTGGAGTGGTTCCGATTCCGACGTTTTGAATAGCGTCAACCGTAACTGCCGTTGTCCCAGCAGTTTGCAGTTGCAACACCCCGCTAGTATCGGCAGTCGATACCAGCCCAGCGGACGTTGATGCGTTGATCGTACTTGCCATTATTTAGCCTCCAATACTGCGATACGGGCTGTGAGTTCTTTGACGGCATTGATCAAATACCAAGTCAGGTTGTCTGAGTCCACCGACAGGACACCGGTGCTTTCCTGCTTCACGCAGTCTGGCAATATTTGCTGAAGCTCCTGAGCGATAACACCCAACTGAACTCCGGGTTTTTTAATGGCATCTGTAGGTTTCAGTTCGGCATCCACTTCTTCTGGTAGCCGGTACTCAAAGTTACGGATGCGAATACCTTCGATCTTAGCCAGACCATCGGTATTGTCTACGATGTTTTTCTTCAGGCGCTGGTCAGAAGTGGTAGACCAAGTGCTGGAATTGTTGCCTTGATATACACCTCCACTAGCGGGGTTGATAAACCCAGTGTTGCTACCTTTACCAGAAGCATTAGCTCCAATAACTATTGAACCGGTATCACTACCAGCAGCAGGAGCATTGTAATACCCAACCAGAACGTTATTAACTCCAGTGGTCAATGAGAGGTATCCGGACAACGCACCGATACAGGTGTTCCGAGAGCCAGTGGTCACGCTATAACCGGCGTAAGCGCCTAACGCTGCGTTAGTAGCGCCTGTGGTAGAAGAAAACAAAGATCCGCTACCGACTCCAGTGTTTTGAGTGGCGGTGGTGTTAGAATTAAGGGCCCGATTTCCAACAGCAGTGTTTTCATCTCCAGTTGAGTTGCTGTAACCAGCTTCGTTCCCTACAGCAACGTTGAAAGAGGCGGTGGTGTTACTGTAACCAGCCCGATACCCAACAGCAGTGTTGGTAGCGCCAGTCGTGTTAGCGGTAAGCACCTCATAACCAACAGCAGTGTTGTTGGAAGCGGTGGTGTTAGAATAAAGCGCTCGATACCCAAATGCGGTAACAACTCCAGTTGTATTGCTAAAACTAGATTCATGCCCAACAGAGGTGTTGTTGGTAGATGTTGTAGTCGATTGAAGCGCACTTTTTCCAATGGCTACATTATTAGAACCAGTGGTATTTGAACGAATGGCATCATCGCCATAACCTACATTGAATGATCCTGATGTAAGAGCATTCAAAACATTGCGACCTACAGCAGTATTTTGAGTCCCGGTTACGACACCTACTGACATCGCAAAAGCGCCAATCGCTAGGTTGTAACTTGCGGTACCAAGCCGATATGCGTTATAACCAATTGCCGTGCTGTCAGCACCACTTACGTTTGAATAAAGTGCCTGATAACCAAGAGCGATGTTACTTGTACCTGTGGTGTTTGAATATAAAGCCTGAAGCCCAACAGCGGTGTTTGCAACGCCGTTGTTGTTATACCCCGCCTGATAACCAACAGCAGTGTTGTTAGATGCGGTTGTGTTAGAATACCCAGCTTGTCTTCCAATGAAAGTGTTGCTGTCTCCTGAAGTATTTGAAAATCCTGTTTGAACGCCGAAAAAAGTGCTATTTTGCCCTGCGTTTGAATTACCCGCCTGATACCCCAAAATAGCGGTGTTTACCGCATTTGTTAAGCCATACACCGTGCCCAACACAGTAGGTGTAGCCGCTGGAATAGACGTAGTGGTGGCAATGGTTCCGCTGGTTGTTGGTAAGGTAAGAGTGACCGTACCCGCTACAGAAGGAGCCTGTAACGTAACGCTTCCACTAGTATCACCTGCAATTACAATTGCGCTCATAGTACCACCCACCTTGATCCAGAACTAACTGTTACCGATTGCCCCGAAGCTATTGTTATTGGTCCAGCAGAATGTCCACTGTAACCAGCAGCAATTGTATAGCTTGCAGCCACTGTCAAATTATTAATAAATATTCCATTACTTGCTGTAACCACTGTAGATTGTAAATCACCAGCAGATGGTTTATACAACAATTTAGCATCACTTGTATATATTGTTGTAGCACTACCACTTGTAGCATTAGCAAAGATTGGATATACGTTAGTAGAAGTAGAAATGTCATTACTAACTGTTGCACCACCAACAGAATTCCATGCTGGTGAACTACCGCTATATCCTTCAAATTGATTTGTTGTTGTATTATATCTCAACATACCAACAGCAGAAGACCCCGGACGCTCCCCAGTAGTACCGACACTAATCTTCAAAGCACCAGTTGAAGAGAATGTACTATCGCTTGTTACAGTGATTGCACCACCAATAGTGGCATTGTTAGACAAGAAAATGTTTCTAGGTCTTGTAGCACCAGAAGCACCAATGTCATATGTATTATCAGTGAATAGCAAAGATCCAGTGAGTGTGCCACCAGACAATGTCAAATAACCAGTTGCAGGGAGATAGGCAGCTAACCATGCTGATCCCGAATAAACACGCATTTCACTAGATGTTGTATTAAAATACAAAGCACCTGTAAGAAGTGCATTATTGTCGTTATCCAGCGTTGGATCAGATGCTTTAGGCCCAAGATAGCGATCATCAAAGCTATCATAAGAAGCAGCAGCAGCAGTAGCACTTGCTGATGCATTGGTAGCCGATGTAGACGCATTGGAAGCCGACGTAGCCGCGTTGCTGGCAGAAGTAGCCGCAGCCGCTGCCGAAGTAGCCGCAGCAGTAGCACTTCCCAAAATACCATCGACATACGTTTTAGTAGTTGCATCTTGAGCGTTTGTCGGATCTCCTAGTCCCGTAATTTTGCTAGTACCCATAGCAATAGAACCAGACATTGTGCCGCCTGAAAGATTTAACTTAAGGGCATCAGCAGTGTCTACATACCCTTTAGTAGCAGCGTCTGCATTTGCTGTGGGAGCGTCTAATCCAGTAATCTTATTGCTTCCCATTGCAATTGCACCAGACATAGTACCACCAGCAAGTGCTAGTTTAGTTGCAATGGAATTGGTAACTGTTGTGGAAAAACTTGCATCATTACCCAAAGCAGCAGCAAGTTCATTAAGAGTATCTAATGCACCGGGAGCAGAAGCAACAAGATTGCTAATAGAAGTATCAACATACCCTTTAGTAGCAGCGTCTGAATTATTGGAAGGAGTAGAAAGACCAGTGATTGTACCGGCAGAGCCACTAGTCATATCCAATGTTCCGTTAATGACTACATCATTAAAGGAAGAAGAGCCAACAGTGGCTGTTACGTTTCCAGTTAAATTGCCAGTGACGTTACCACTAACAGCGCCAGTATGTGTTCCGCTAGTGTTTCCAGTGACAGCACCAGTTAAGTCACCAACAAAGCCAGTAGTGGCTGTAATTGTAGTGCCTCTAACAGTTGATGCTGTAGTAGCACCAATAGTAGTATTATTAATTGTACCGGCACTAATTGCTGCTGAAGCAATAGTAGCAGCAGTGCTTACTGTTAGATTAACAAATGTACCATCAGCAGCAGTTGTTGCTCCAATAGTGGTGTTGTTAATTGTACCACTACTAATTGTTGCTGCTGCCGCAACAACGCTTGCTATTGTTGCTGTTCCAGCAAGAAAAAGGTCTTTAAATTTAAGAGGACTGGTTCCTAAACTAAAAACATTGTCAGTAAGTGGGTTTAAAACATTTTGAGCAAGCCTAACTTGTTCAGCAGCAGCACTAGAAACACTAACAAAGAAACCAAGTCTATTATTTGTACCATCCACTACAACTTTATTTCTAGCATTAGTATCAGAGATTAGAGAAACATAAGCCCCTTCAGCAGCAGTGCCATCATGCTTATGACCAGTTGCTTGAGCAAAAGCATCTCTAAGAGCATTATATTCATTGTTAATTGGAGCAGCACGAACAATAGCCGTAGGTACTATATCTGCTGATGATTGTCTAACATATCCAGCCAAAATACTCTCCTTATCGCCTATCGTTCACTGAATAATTCAAGACAAACCCTTGAATAGTGTGACTTGCATTTGTATCGTTTGTAACATATTTCATTGATATTGAAAATCCACTACCATTCATATTTGTTTTCCTAACTGGTGATGGGTTCCCGTCATAAATTGCTGCTGCATCATAAACGGCTTCGTTATAGTATGCTGCTGCTCCGCTAGTAGTAATTGTAAAATTAGAAGGATTAAAAACTTCTAGTTGTTCTGTTGTATCAAAATCGTAAGCTACAGAAAATACAATATTTGCAGAACCTTCACTTCTTAAGAAAGTGGAAATATTATAAAAATTCTTTCTTATAGTTGGGTCTTCAAAATAATAATATGGGGTTTGATAAACACTTAAAATAGAATTACTATTAAAACTAGTTCCGCTTTCTTGTAAATGTACTTTACCAGTGGTGTCCCCATGTATTACAACTTCATTTACACCAACATATCCACTGTCTGCACAAGTTGCTGGTATACCAAAAAGTAAGCCATATTCAAAGCCAATTCCTTGATCTGTTTGTCTTAAACCACCCAATACTCCAAATGTTCCTTCATCTGGAATAAAAAATCTAAATTGTGATTTTTTACGGACAACAACAGAAGAAAGAGTTTCTACATCAATTGACCCTGCTACAAGTTCTTGTAAAATTGAAGCTATAGTAAACTGAATCTTCTTTGAAATTGTTTCAATTTCAGTATCCCCAACTGTAGTATTTGCCGTAGCAGCTACAGGTCTAAATCCATCTGGTCCTAAAAACAAAAGATTACCGGAAAGTTCAATAACACTATCTGGTACTACACAACCTAAATTAGAAGTAACTTCAATAAGAGCAAAATTAGTAATACTAGTTCCAGTTACTCTTTTAATTGCATTCTTACCAAAGACAAACAAATCATCTCTGAATTGTTTAAGTTGTACAATATCAAAACCCACATTAATTACACCAGCACCATTTGCAGGATTGAAATCTGTTTCAGCCAGAGGAGCAGAGAAGTGAAGATTTTGTGAATCTGAAGGATCACCACCTAAAAACATGTGGTTTTTAAATGCTGCTGCATACTTGGGAGAATTTGGTGCGTTAGCATGTGTAATTTGTGTGTATGATGTTCCATCATAAACAGCAGCAGGATTAATACCGTCTACCAGTAATACTTTTGCAGCTACAAAATTATACTTAACAAATCTCACTTTCTTTACGCCTGTCATTGTCACTGTTCCGGGAGTAGTAATTGCAGACCATGTACTACTAGAGTTTACCCATTTATAAAAATAATTTGTACCTGCTGAAGGAGCGCGACAAGCAAATACTGCATCATTCAATCCTTCAACAACTGCAACACCCAATACTTTACCAGTGCCTGTTACAGTGCCGTAGCTATTAGCAAACCCGCTAATACGTCTATATCCACCAGTTGTAGATGGTTCGTAATTAATTAGTTGTGTAGCACTACCGGGAGAAGTTTCTGGCTGAGCAAGCAAATCTCTGTTAGTGTCTAGACCACCAACACAGTTAACTTTAAACCCATTAATTCTATCAGGCACTACATCACCCTAAGAGAGACATACGATCTTGTAATAGCAGTAGATTGTACACTAATTGGTTCGTCAAGAAGAAGTCTTCTCATAGATCTAATACCTTGATCAAACTTCTCAGCATGAATGTTAGCACTTTGCTCATTAGACCTAAACAACATCATGTATGCCATTGCACCATCAATGATAACATTTTTAAATCTATCTGGAATTATACATACATCTGTATAAACCACTAAATCGTCAGGAAAAGACCAATATTTATATTCCACTTCATATGGATTTAAAGGAAGAGGACTTACACCAAATTTGCTTTCTTGTGTTTGATATACATAAACTGGAGGAGCATACCCACCAGTACCAGCATTGTCATCTATAGATCTACGTTGTTCTGTATAGTAATCAAATGTAATAAGTTTAAGCTTGCCGGGACTGCTGTTATATGTTGTAGATTTTTTTAAATAAAAGCTATCCCAATCAACGCTAGAAGTTGCTGTTGGAAAAGCATAAGTGCCTGTCCCAACAGTTAATGTTTGTGTGTATGTTACAAGTGTAAACGGCCATTCTTGTGCAGAATGAAGAATTTCTCTAATAGCTGAATTAATAGCATCTTTAGCTAATGCTTGAATATTTTTAGCAGTAGCAAAGTCTGTGCTATCCATTGTTACTTCGTTAAGTCTACGAAGCAATTCATTAGTTAGAGAAAGATAGGTAGCCATAACACCCTACAAAAATAAAGGGGCAACACCATTGCTGATGCTGCCCCTGTTACTAGCTTACATTAAGCAAGCTGATCGCGGTCAACTGACAGACCCAAGTTTTCTCTACGGTCTACAATGTCACAAAGAACAGCGAAGACGCGGATCTTACCTGCACTTAGCGTGGTGGTTTCAGTAACCAACAGCAAGTCCAAGGTGTCAGCAGCTTTAGTCACGATAGGATAACCGGCAGTAGCTGGAGTGGCATAGTCACCCACAGAAAGAGAGCCAGTCACACCGAAAGCAGCCACATAAGCAGCAGCCGTTACACCAGTAACACCCAAGCTCACCGTGCAGCTACCCGTTACAGCACTGATAATTTCAAAGCCAGCAGATAGCACAACGGATTGTGCAGGAATCTGAAGAGCCTCAATCACATCAGCAGCAGCCAAAGCACTGCCTTTTGCCGTAACAGCAGCAGCCAAATCAATGATGTTTTCTGCGACATAAGGCATTTGACGAATGCCGCGTGAAGGGTGCGTACCTGCTCCAACGGCATTTGAGAGAGTGGAAATCGTTGCCATTTATGTTCTCCTTAAGCAGCGTTATATTTAGCAGTGACAATGCCTTCAGGACGCAAAATCTTGCGACCATAAAGATGCATACCACGCACAATGTCAGCAAAGCTGTCAGGATCACGATAGGTTTCAGTCTTGGTGATTTGCTGAGCAGTTGCAATAGCAGAATCATGACCAGCAACCATTACACCAAAGTTGGAGTTTTGGTTAGCAGTACCCGTAGTGGCTGGACCCGTTCCCAATTTAGGAAGGTTATTAGAAACATATACACGGAAGCCGTGCAGATTGTTAATAATCAAACCATTTTGTAGACCTTCACCACCAAACAAGCCATTCAAAAGACGGCTGTCTTCGTCTTTAAGAAGCTCAACAAACACTGGATCAACAACAAGCCAGCGCCCTTGCGTGTCAACAAACTGTTGATCAAGCAAACGGCTCATCCGTGCAATAACTTGCAGTGGAGTTGCGGTTGAAGTGGAAGCAGCAGTAGCTCCGGGCAAACGTGGTGACAATGGGATTGAATGGTCGCCAGCAGAACCAGTGGTAATGTTACCAAAGTCGCCTTTCTTCAATTTCATTGTTGCAAGCAATTCGTCTGCGCCAGCAGTCGAAACTGCCTTAGTACCGGGAGCAGTCGTGCGAGCAGTGTCAGCTTGAATATGTTTAGCAGACTGGGAGAAGCCAGACAGGTAACCAAGAACGTCTTGGTCATACTGGTCACGCAAACGATAGGCTGCACGATCAGAAGCCATTTGCATGAAATTAACATGCGAATGTGCTGCTTCAATATCGTCAATCTTGAATGCGTAGTAGTTAGCCTGATCGACAACCAGAGTAAAGTCTTCGTCAGTCAAGTCTTGTGCAGTAATTTGCGTACCGCGAGCATACGTCGTGACAGAAACTTCTGGTTCTTTGATGATTTTAACGCTATCGCCCATGTTGGAGATTTCGCCAAAATAATCACTGTTAGTGATGTCTTCAACAGTCGAAGCTTTGCGGAAAGCAAGCTGGACTTTCTTACTGTAGATTACAGGACTAAAATTACCATTAGGTAGGTTATTATATCCTGTGGCCTTTGGAAATGCCATGATAGTTCTCCTATAGTGTAGGCATAAATTAATACGCTCAACTTCCTACAGGGGCTGTGTTATCTAGGTGTAACGCTTTAGCGTTAGGCTAGAAAGGAACAGGTGTCTCTGAATTTTGTTTTGTGCGTTTTACAAATAACGTAACTGAAGGTAGGTAAACCGGCTCCAGTTACGTTGATGAAAAGAGATATAACAATATTTTATTGTTATGTCAATAGTTAACGAGCCGCTCCGCTCAAATCATATACAAATTTTCCAGTGGCTTGTGCTTTTTGAATATCTTCCATAGCAGCTTCAAATTGCTTAGAAGACATTTTAGCCACTTGAGATTCGTAAATAACTCCTTCAAGATTGCTCTCATCTGGGGTTGATCTATTACCTCTAGTAACTATGCTTTTAGCTGCTTCTTTGTAATCAGACGTTTTCTTTTTGCCAATGCCTTTGTCTGCTTTATACAGGTCAATAGCTCTGGCAGCAGAGCGAGCGTCGTTATCATTATCATAAAGAGCATTTTGAATCCATTGTGGTTGTTCCTCTACCCATGTATGAAATTCGTCAGAGTTACGAATGTTGTCAAAGTCTGGATGAATCCTCATAAGTTCCATTTCTGCTTTGCTTCTAACCGTTTCTTTTTCTCTTTCATCCAAAGCGCGAAGACGTTCCTCAATACTTGCAGATTGTTCTTTAGCTTTTTTAATTGCAATGGTTTCTACAATTTTAGCTACGTCTGGATATGTTTCTGCCCAAGCAGCAAGTTCTTCTTCACTTTTAGGAAGTTGAATTTGTTGCTCAGTTGATTGTTGAAGTTGTTTATTTAGTTCGTCAATCTGACGTTTAAGTTTGTTTTCTTGTTCTTGAGAATGTCTACGAAGATCACCATAACGCTTCTTAAATGTCTTTTCTTCAGGAGTGTTTGGCTCTTCTTCAACTACTTGGTTTCCTTCTACATTCTCGTTTTCTTTTTCCAAAGCAGCAATTTCTGCTTCTTCTTGTTCAATGCGTTCTTTATTGGCATTTCTTTTACCAAATGCGGAAGCAACTGTTTTCTGTTCTTGTTCAATTACCATTTCCATAAAAGTCCTTAAGGTTGGGCTGCACTTGCAGGTCGCAAATGACGAAGATTATTATTAAATATTTAACTGGCTTCGTCAACAGTTAAATTGCTTTGTATCCAGTAGGTACAGGTAGTAAAGATGTTTGATTAATGTAGGGAATGTATGTAGTAAGGCCCCCTTCATTTTGCATTTTTTGCATTCTAAACCCTTTAATTGGGGCATTAGCATAAGTTGGTCTTCCCACAGATGGAACCGTTGTTGTTTTGGTTGTAGTAGAATCTAAAACTGAATCAACCGCAGCTACACCTGCAACTGCTGTTCCAATCTTTACAATATCTGATCCAGTAAGTGTTTTTTTGGTATCTTCCCCACCAACAAATCCAGATGTCACTTTATCTCCTTGTCCTTGCATAGAAATTCTAGGATCATAAAGAGGATCGCCAGTGTAATTAGAAAGTCCTAAAGTTCCACCTAGTCCTTTATTTACACCAGTAACATCAAGAGTTGTTACATCTCCAATTAATTTATTATTAGTAAGATTAGAAGCACCACTACCAATTTCTCCCAACATTCCACCGTATGTATTGGTAGCACCTAAATCAGTAACATCACCAAGAGTTGTATTTCCCATAATATTACTTACACCGCTTCCAACATCCCCTAACATTCCTTCTTGTGTAGTTGGTGTAAACGTAGAGGCAGTAGTAGTTGTTTTTCCCGGCATAAAAGCTTCTTTACTAAAGGGTTCAAACAATTCATCTGTTTGATCATTTATAGAAGAAACAGTAGTAGTTCCTGCACCAGAAAGTGCCTCTTCTGTTTGCTTATTTATAGTAGTAATTTTACTAAAAGGATTAGTAACTGTGGATGTTTGTGCAGTCAACAAATTATCTGTGGGAATAACGTCACCCATATCTAAACCAGTAGTATCTATACCTAACGCTTTAGCCAAAGCATCTGTATTTTCTGGAGCAGATGTTAAAGTTGTTGGTGTTATTTCAAACGAGCTTTTAAAAGGGTTTGCTTCTGTAACAGGGGCTGGTTCTCTAAGTTTTTCTACTTTTGCTGTTTTAAGTCCCTCTAAAGCACCAAAGACAGTGCCAGTAGTTACATCTTGATCTGAAAGAGAAGCACTCACCCCACCTTTAACAGCATTACCAAGAACATCAGCAACTTTGCCACTAATTCCAGTTAGTTGTTCTACAACAACTCCAGCATCAGTCACTGCTTTAATGCTACTAGAAACTGTACCTATATCTTCTAAGTTGTCTGCATAAGCTAAAGCTTGTTTTGCTGTATCAACAGCTTTATAAACACCAGCAATTTCACTAAGGCCAAAAGTTACAGCAGAAGGTGCTACAGCTTGTAAAACATCACTTGCGTTTTTAATATTACCAGCAAGTGCTTGCGCTCCTAAATTAAGAGCAGCGCCACCAACGGCTGTAGCAGCACCAACACTTGCCCCTGCTCCTAATATAGAAGTACCAATAGCAGTACCAACCCCAGTTGCTGCTAATGCAAGAGCAACAATTGGCAAATAAGGAGCAAGGTTTTCCTGTACTTCACCAAAACCAGACTTGCTATATTCTTGCATTGGAACAACAACATTTTTACCATCTGCTAAAGTTATGGTTGATAATGTGTAATCAGAATAGCCGTCACCTTCTCCAGATGAAGCAAACTTATATGCGGGAATTACTTGTTTAGTTTCTTTATTAAAGTATTCTTGTTGTATAAATTTAGGATTTATTTTTTGGCCTTTATTTTGACCATAACTCCATACAATATCTCCATTAGCTAGTGTTTCATACCCCTTTACCATTTCAGGGGGTTGTCCTCTAGGAGCAACATTAACATCTGCTATATTAACTACTGTACGAACCCCAATATCTCTAAGATCTTTTACTCCATAATCTCTTGCTAAAGATGTAGCAATATTATCAATATGCGTATCAGCATCTACTGGTGATCTGTTTTGATAAATGTTTACATTATTTTGTAAACCAACAGACTGCATTGCGCCCATTTGAGCGCGAAGAGCATCAATGTTTTTTTGAACATCTGCATTATTCGCCATTATTCAACACCTTGTCCACTTCAGAAGAAAACATTTCATCATCCATTTCTTCTTCATCATGCAAAGCTTCTGGGTTTTCAACTTCTTCAGCATTTCCCATTTGACCAATGTCATTCATGCGCTGCAAGCCTCTCTTTGCCATGTCACGAATTTCCATTAGTTTTTCTAAACCAATGTAACGAACAACGTCAGCAGGGAATACAAACTCCCCTTCGCTAAGTTTTGCATCAACATCATCTCTCACTTCTTTTTGAAGAGCGCCGGGAGGAACGTCATTACCACTTTCTTTATCTATACTGCCACCATCTTGTTTAAGACCACCAGCTTTAAAAAGATTTTTGCTTTGTTTAATTGCATCCATTTACAACATCCTTAAGATTTTGAAATTGTCTAAGCGTTGCTAATGCGCCTTGAGCTTTATGTAGCTCTGCAACATTATTTGTTTGTTCCATAACTTTGTGTTGTCTCTCAATGTAAAAAGCAACAAGATCAGAAAACACTTCCCATTGAGGAATGGAATTAACAAACGGCTTAAGTTTTTGGTACTGCTCTGCATTAAACATTTATATTAGCCTTGTGGTGGTGCTGCCGGTAGAGGAGCGCCTTGTGGAGCGGCTGAGAATCCCTGTTCTCCGGGGACAGGAGCGGCTCCAACACCAATGTTGCCACCACCCCCTCCAGTCATGTCAGCAACTGATGGTGGGCCTCCTACCCCTTGTGGGGGCGCAACTCCAGCAAGAGGTGCTGACGGCTGTGTCTGCCGCAAGATTTCTGCTTGTCGCATTACCTCATCCATATTGTTTGTAACTTTGTCTGGGTCCAAATCCATTGCTTTTGCAATTTCTCTAATGATGTATGGAAACTTAGCAAACGGCATAAGAGAAGGGCTACTAGCAATTTGTAAGAATTGCATAAGCCGTTGACTCCTAACTTCGTTAGCCATCAAACTCTCTGTACCTCTAGCGTTAACTTCCAGATCGCCTTTGATGGTTTTGTCAAAGTCAAACTGCATGTTAAAACTAAAGAATGCTTTTCCTATTGGTGAAAGCAAGTAGTCATCAAAGTTTTTAATAACTGTCTTTATGCTGCCACCAGCGGCATTCATTAACATACTAATACCAGATGCTGTTCTACCTACGCCACTTACACCTGTTTGCCCATGTGCAAAAGATGGCATACCTGTTGATTCATCAGCCAACTGCCTTGCTTTATCAAAAAGCTGCAAATTTTCTTGCGAAACATTGGGAAACTTTGTTCCAAAAATAGCTTGTCCCGGTGCGCCACCTTGTCGCCTAAACACTTTGCCGGGGAACACTTGCATATCTTGACCCGGAACCAAGTTGGTTTCATCTACTTCAAAAACCAAATTACCAGAAAGCACAGCATTATCTACAGCCATACGCATAAACCCATTCATTAAGGTTTGGGTGTCTTCCATATTCTCTGCAATGCCAACACCAGCAAGTGAATATGGATTAAGTTCATACGGAACAGCGTAATAAGGAATCTTTGCTGGTTTAAACGGGTTAAGTACAAATCTGATGATTTTTCCATTACAAAACCAAATATTTGCTTGAAGTTCTTCTAGCTCTTGATATTCATTTGGAACATTAATGTCGTTTTCTTCCAGCAAGTCAATATCAATGTTGCCCCAGTATTCTAGCACTTCAAATCTATCAACCCCGAAGTTGGGCTGGTAGTCGCGGATATCGTCCTCCCAATACTTTTTAACATAGCCTTCGCCTTGTTCGATAATGTTGTCGATGACATTGGCTCTGAAGAAGGGGCGGCGTTTAAGAGCGCGAAGTTGGGTCCGACTAAGCTTATGTCTTTCAATGACGTATTGGCAGTTTTCAGTGTTGTTTGTGTCCGGGTCCCAATAGAAGTTCCATATACTGACATGCGAAGCTTCTGGCACTGTCTTGATACTAGGGTTGTATTTACCATCATCGCCCCATCTTGGATATTCTTTATTTGTTGCAAATGGACCTTTCATAACGCCAGTTCCAAACAAAGCACATTCAAAAGCCGCTGCTCTCAAATGTTTAGTTGCTCCGCTTTCATCTAGTTGGTCATGAATTTTCTTTTCCATTTTCTTTGCAGCAACCATTGCAGAATAGAAAGTTGCTGCTGTTGGCGTAACGCCGGGGCCTTCTTTGAGATTTGAAATTCCTGACAAATCTTCTTTAAGCGACCCCAAAAGAGTTTCCAATTGATCAAGACCAAATCCTGCGCCAATACCGGCACTTCCTTCTTCTCCAAAAGGGATTTCAGTTGGAGATGTAGGAGCCGGTGGTTTATTGGCAAGGGCTTCTTTTGGATCAAAATGAACAGCCTCAGTAACACCTTCTGGAAGAACAGTTGGATCAACACTAAGAGGAAATCTATTGTTTGCAAAAAGAACGTCTACAATTTGACCGTAAGCAGCCAAAACTTTTGTCTTGGTCACTTTAATAAACACACGCGATTTTTCAGTTTCAGTGAATTGAACATCAGAACTATAAATACCACGATAATTGCGATAGGCTCGCAACCATCTGTCTTCGTCTTTACGTCTGCTTTCTTCAGCTTTACTATATCTTTGTTCAACAAAACTAATAACGCTTTGAGCTTCTGGTGTAGCAAAAGACCCATCAGAAATATCATCTAGGGCTAATTGTTTATCAGTCATCATATCTGCCATTATCTATTCCTAATATCCAAATGTGGCATCTGCAATTTTCATTCCAGAATGACTAGAAGCTAAAGGATCATAATCCCACAAACTACTTCTAGGTCTACTCATAATTCCATAACGTAATGCATCATACAAATGATCTTCAGCATGCGTATCAATATCTTCTGGATTCTTTTTATCTAACGGAAGTATTGGTAATTGTGCAATAATATTTGTGCAATTACTTGTTATAACCATTCGCGGATCTTCTGTAAACGGATCGAGTTGTAAACGTCTGTGTATTTCATTCTTTCCACTAACTCTACTGCCAGCACTTCTATCAGACGGTCGCCATCTACAACCCTCTAATATCATTTGTTCTGCTAAAGAAGGTCCAGTGTCGCCTCTTTTATGCCAACAACTGCTATCTAATACACCATATCTAATAGTACCGTCGTTTTCTTCTGCTCTCAATACCATATAGGCAAGGTCTTTTGCCAATACTTTTCTGACATATAACTCTCTATATACCACAAGTTGTTCAGAAGGGGACACGGCAAACCACACAACAGCACTGAAGCTCCCGTAACCATAATCGCACGAACGAAACTTTGTCCAATTTTTAGGTATGTCGAAAGGGGATACAACATGTATTTGCCTATTAAATTCAGGAAATGCCGCTCCTTCAGCAACATCCCAATTACCTTCTAGTAATTGTTTTCTTTGATATTCTGGAAGAGACAACAACATTGTTTCATAATCACCGCTCTCAGCCAAGTAAGGATTATCAATCAACATTGCAGGTATAAACCGACGCTTAAACAACGGCAATCCTTCTTTTGAGTGTCCAACAGGGTATTGTAGTGTTGACCCACTTTCAATATCTGTTGCCCAAAAGGATTTACCAGCCGGTGCTGGATCAATAAACATCTTTTTAACCCACGCATGGCCGGGACCACCGGGGTTAGTTGTTGCTCGCATGAAAATGGGCAAATCACTAGCGGGAGTACGCAAGCGAGAACGCATGTAATTCCATGCAAACGGAGTAGACCACTGCGTTAATTCGTCAAAACCAATCCAGCTAAACGCCAATCCCTGATATCGAAGTACATCCTCGTCTCTATCTAGATATGACATCCACAACCTTGCACCAGATGGCGCTTGCCACTGCATCTTTCTTTCGCTCCACTTAATACCGGGGTATATCTGTGGATACATTTCTTGGCTTTTCCAGATAAGTTCTCTTAGTTCCTCTGTTGTATGGCGTAAGAGAAGGCCAGAAAATTGAGGGTGACCCAAGTAGCGTAAAGGGTCAGCCAACATTGCATATGACTTACCGCCCCCTGCTGCGCCGCCATATAACACTTCTCTTTCATTAGCTGCCAAGAATGATGTTTGCGGTCCTGCGTTGGGTTTAAAGATGACATTTTGTGTTTGCTCTTGCTCTTTAATGCTCTCTGGTTGGATCGAAACTATTGATGGCTTTCCAGATGTCTGATTCAAAGAACTCTGGCGGCTTTGTGCCGATTCTTTCTTCGTATTGTTCCGCTTTCTGGAGGGCTTTTTGATATTTCCGGGCAATGTTGCGGTACGTTGTAGACTTTCTTTTGTGGGATTGCTCACTTTTTATTCTTTTTGATAAACCAACATGAGAAATGGGGCGTCCAGTTAGTGTTGTTAACCAATTAGCCACTTCCCGTAATGAATATTGCTTTAAATGCTTCTTTGCTTGTTCCAAAGCCTCAAGTTCTGAGGAAATTGGAATGAGCCATTCATCATCTTTATGTTCAACTTTATATCCAAACGGAATTGTTCTACTTATCCTTGGTATTTTAACGTATTCTTTGTTTTTAGGTTGAGGCAATATCCACTTCCCCAGTCCTCGCTCAGCCATAACACTCCTTAGTCTTCTAAAACATCCTTAGTTGGCAATATCATAACACCATTAGTGCTTTCAACTTGCACTTTTTCTGTCTTAGTAAAGCCAGCCCTGTCTAGCATGTCTTTAGCAGCGTTAAGCTTTTCTTTAATTCCCAATTCTGTAGGAGAAACAATACCACTAACAATTGCTGCCGCTGCTCTAGGCGCATTCATAGCAATGTATAGCTGTGTAGCTTCAGCAATTTCATCTTTTAAACCACTAACAACTTCTCTGGTGCTGTAGTCTTGGGTGTACCCAGCAAGTTGTTTAGCAATTAGCGGATTACCGCCAGCTTCATCAAACAATACGGAGAGAAATTTTTTTTGTTTCTCATTAAGTTCCCTAGCCATTTTTCATTCCTTTAAGCGTGAGAGCAAGCCTTGCGCGTTTAGCAGTTTTTCCACTACCTTTTGAAGCTTTTTCGAGAAGTTTTGTAGGAATTGTTTCATCTTTTTTCATTTTTAAAGTTTTACGCAAAGCACCGGGTTTTTCAATAGCATCTTCAATCCAATTTTTCTTAGTAGCCACTTTCTTTCCTTAATTAACCACAGAATATTCTTCTTCAACGCGAAGAGTAATATTAACAGAACTGTTTGCACTAGCCAACCCTCTTATCTTATCTGCTGCTTGAAGAATAAGAGGATCTGTAATTTGGACGGTAGTATTAGCTGGTAACACACTATTGTAAAACATACTATATGTTACAGCGTCTGTTGCTGAATACCATTGTAAAGTAAATGTAACAGTACCACTAGTAATATTACTAATAATAATTGAATCTATAATAGAAGTAAAACTATTAGGAACAGTATAAATATCTTGACTAGATGTAGTCAATACTTTTCCTAGTGTTTTAGAGCGTACTGCTGGCATATTTACCTACTAATTTCTTCCCAATCCATCGACCCATAAATAGGTTGTCCAGAAGACGCTCCTGCCACTACCAAAGCAAGTTCATATGGAGTAGAAGTAAAATAATTTCTTTCTAGTTGAAATGAAAACAAAGATTCTTTTAAAATATCTACAGATGATGTTGATTGATTACTACTGGAAAAATACCCACTAGCCAATACTCTACCAGAAGTAGTAAGTCCAGTACCAGTTATATTATATTCTACACTGCTATTAGCTCCAGCACTAACCCATGTACCACCAGTAGTAGTTGGATTACTTTGTACTTGCCAATTATAGTTATTACTATTACCTCCACCCATAATACTAATTGCTGTAAGAATAATAATAGCATCAAGCCTAGCTGATTTAAGACGTAAGCTTACAACAGGAAGAAAAGCGCCACTAGTTAACGTACTTCTAGAAGTTGTTATAGGAGTGCCGATAGCTTGTTGAAGTCCTCTAAGTTCGTAGCCTCCCTCAGAAATAACAGTGGAACAAACTTGTTTTAATGTGCTGCTACTTGCTGTAGTTCCAATATTGGTCATTTCATAACGAAGAGGCAACGAAGCAGTGGTAATGTATGTTGTAGTTACAAGATTTGCATGGTGGAAATTATGCGCTGGTACAAATACTCCATCAATAACAAATCCCATTCTAACAGTGCCTAAACCTAGCCATTCAATGTCGGCATATAAAATTTGAGCTTTAGACAGGTCTAATGTAATTTTAGAAGGACCAGTACCATCAAGTTTGTCTTGATTCCAATCTGCTTGCGCTACTCTGGTATTTACAACAGAGCTAGTAACAATGCTTCTTTCTACAAGATAGATGTTGCTACTTTCTCTTTCTAAATAAAAACCATTATCATTACCAAAATATCCCACTCTTTGTCTTAGGTTTGTTTTAGCAGCCCCCATAACAAATGTGTTCATATTGAGTAAACTTTTTCCGGGCTGATAAGAAAACACCCGTACAGTTTCTCTTATGATTTGATCACCACTAGCTGTACCAACAGAAAGATTTACAAGTCCTTCATTTGCTGAAAAAGAAGAACTAGCCGTCCCTGTAATACTTTCAACCCACAGTCCGTTATCTGCGTATCTATGGGATGAATCAAATAGAGTGAAAGGTTCTGAAATTCTAAGCCTTCCAAAAGCATCGCTGCTAGTGGAAGGGAGCTTTACATTTACAGCATTGGTGGCGCTACCACCTAACTCAGGGTATACAGTTATCATTTAGACAAACTTATTGATAACACCTTTCATTGGCTTCTTCTTTATAGCGCCACCAACAGCACATTTAACTGTGCCGCCTTTAGCCATTTCCTTTTCTTTCTTTTCCATTTTTGGCGACTCTTTCTTTTCATGCTTCATCATAGCAGATTTTGAAGCATATTTCTCTTTGCCGCCATATTCTTTAATAGGTGCAGATACTTTTCTACCTTTAGCCATTTTGCCTACACCATCAGCGGCAAAACTAGGAACCATTTTCCCGTCTTTTTTAACCATAGCCATACCGCCACTTGCATATCCCATTTTCATATCGCCGCCTTTAGCCGTTTTCTTTGTTGGGGAAAGCCCAATCATAACAGCCATTGCTGGCTTTGCTTTTGCTTTTGATGGAACTTTTCCACCTTTAGCCATATTCAAGCCTTCTTTCATTTTCATCTTCTCATAGCCAGCGCGTTCAATTTCATTCGCCCTGTCCAAATAAGTGTTTCTAACAGCTTGAGGAAGAGTTTTATCTTCAGCAGCTTTTCTAAGATCAGCAACTTTTTGAGCATCAGTTTTCTTTTCGCCAACAGCCATCTCTATCTCCTTAAAGAACGCCTATAATAGGCTTATTTCTTAGCTTTTTGCGCTGGCTTTACTGAAGCACCGCAATTAGCATACACAACACCACCCTTAGCCATCTTTTCTTTAGTGTTATAGTCTCTGCCTTCAAAAGAGAAAGTGTCTTTTCCTTTTTCTTTTGCACTTGAAAATTCTTTTCTAAAGGCAGAAGCACTCTTAGTGTCGGGCTCGTAAACAGGATAGTCTTTTTTATTTACCCTTTCGTCGCTGCCTTTGCCTTCTTCTTTCTTAACGTCTCTAATAGCACCATCAATTAGTTTAGACAATTTACTTTTGCTATATTCAGAAAGCTCAGCTTTAGTGTGTCCAATAAGAGCAAGCTTATCAATAACATCACCAGCAACAGCATCTACAAACTTACCACCAATGCCAGTCTTTTCTTCAATGTAGTCGCCAATGGTAATACCTGCTTCAAAAGCCGTTCCTAGCAACGCACCGCGACTAAGAAGCCTTGTTGCTGCCCTACCACCTGCTCGCTGTTGTGCGGTGCGCGTAAGGTCATTAGTGCCTGTTGGAGACAATCCTGTACCAACTCTTTGCATGTCTCTACCAACAGAAGTTTCAAAATTTTCTCTTAGCGAAGGCAAAGCCCTAGCAGCATTACTTTGACCGGGAGAACGATTGGCAAAACGCTGACCAGCTTGTTCGTCTACGTTTCTTTGAACGCCTTTCTCAGCACCAAAAATTGTTTCATCTCCACCACTACCACCACCTGTAGGTCTACGAGTTGCCATCATTACTCCTTAAATGACTTATTTACCAAATGTTTTCTTCTGCGAAGCAGGAGGTTGTTTAACATCTCCATCTTTTTTCCAAAGCTGTTTGTCAGCCCAATATGCTGCTGACATTTTGCCTTTGGCTATGTTTTTTCCATGTCTACTTTTAAAAGCTGCTCTAGCTTCTGGACTGTAGTTATGCCCCATTGAGGAATCGCCGAAGTGGATGAGTTTAACTTTTTCCCCTTCTTTGGCTAACACCATACCAACCTTTCCTTCGCGGTCAGATTTGATTGGCTTGTTATAACCCGGAAACGTCTTACCGTGGTAGTCAATTGGCACTTTTTCCCCCTTTTCTATAACAAAAAAAAAACTATACATTCTTTCCTAAATAGACATGTCTTTGTTCTTTCCAGCCTTCCATTCGCATGGCTTCTTCTACAACATCTAAAGGAAAGAAATAGCCACTCTTACTTTCCAGTGCAGCTCTAACAAAATAAACATCACTATGCGGTAGATGTATTTTTGTTTCTTTTCCTTCATGCAATAGTTTATATGCTTCTGAAACAACAGAATATGGAAAAACAAAAGCTTCTCCTGTTTGTTCTACTTCTTTTCTTGTTCTGAATATTTTTTGTTGTTCCATTATAATGATCTATGTAGGTTGCTGTCAGCGTAACATCAGCATATAAAAATGTATAAAATAATTATTCAATTTTACAGAATGATATTGTCTACATCAACTATGTAGATGTTATAGTAAAAAGAAAGGGTTGTGTAGTAAAGACTTTCCAGAATGTCTCATTTATACAACAAAGGCAATAGATATGTGTTTTTCAAATAAGAATCGTTCTCATCTTCATTGTTTCACATGAAACATTTTGTTGTGTTGCCGACCATATACACACTAGCCAAAATGCAAAGTGGTTAACAGGTCAATTTTACCCTTCTGTGTGCTGTGCCATACACACTAACGCACCATCCCCCGGTGGCCCACGCAGGGTCGTACCAGACGCTATAACGACTCGTACCAGAATTAATAACGACTGCTTATGCGCCCAATAACTATCATCGGGAAAAGTATTATTATTGACGGCATAACGATTTTAGCGGTAATAACTATAATGCCGAAAATAACTATAGTGAAACTGATAACGACGCAATAGATTATTGTAATAAAATTGTCATAATAGGAAATATAATGATGTGAATACAAAGCCTAAAGGTGGTATATAATTCATCCATTATAAAAAGCATAAGTAACTACCACGCAATTGCCAAAAGCCAATTAATAAAAAAGCATACCCCCCATTGCATAGTGGCTGATATCAATTTTTAAAACGACCATATCCCATTCCATAAAACTATCATACCAAAACCTATAACAACCAAAGCCTAGATTGATACCAAACTTTAGCACGAAAACGACTACCACACTTTTTGAAATTTGTACATAGGGAAAACCCTACATTACCCATATCATTCTAGCAGATAGAACGAAAAAACGTACTAATCTGTAGTATAAAAAATCCGTCAATCGCTCTACAGCAGTCGATCGCGATCAACCCGCTACCCTACCCTTCACAATCCCGAAAATCGCTCCTGCGTCGTTCTACGGGGTTTTAGAGGTATAGGGTTTACCCTTAAAATAGTAACAAAAAACAGCATGATAGAGCCGCTGGCACGCTTTATGCTATTCGCGTGCGTGCGCGTTTTTCTTTATTAGTCGCTCGCTATCCGCACCAGCACTCATGCAAAATCCCATAACGACATTATTGCCGCACTACCGGCAAACTCTACCGGAAAGATTTGCCGCTTTCATTCTATTTTCTGGAAGCTTCCACGGTAACATGCGGGTTCTAGCGGGTTTTCAGTGTTGGCACGGTATCTGCTATATAGTTGATGCAGGGACAGCAAACCTGCTACCGCTTTGACTTCCCTGCTAGTGACGGGGAAATAGTGCGAGACTCGAAAGGGTTTGATTGCCACGCATGCGTTAGCGTCAAACCCCGGTAGCTGATACCGATAGGATTCAGCGTAAAGCGTAAGCTTTACATTGTCGATGCAATAATGACTGTGCTAATTGACTGTTACGGGTTATTGCTTTATCCAATGCATGTTATCAATTAGCATGCATTGGCGGTATTAATTAGGATGCCGTTAATATCTTAATAAAGGGTTTTTGTATGCAAACGATTAAGTTTAATACCGGACGCGGATATTCGGCGAATGGACAAACAATTATTGCCAGATTATTAGAAAATGGTGAAGTTGTTTTTGTTGATTTAGCTCGTAACATTAATGGTCGCATTACTTTGGGCTGTTTGGATATTCAATTTATTAATGCGATATTCGATCATCATTATGTGTTGGGTTGTTATGATCGGTGCGATTATGTGGACGAACCTAATAGCGAATTGATCAATGAATTGAAAGCTTATTAAAATTTCAATGCATGCCAGTTGCAACAATTGGCATGCGTGGACGTTTTCTTTTTGCAACAATTGTTTAATCGGAGTTTATATCATGGCACATTATATCCCTGCTACATTGTTTTCTGTTGACACTAACCCAAAAACATTAAAGGGTCAACAATACGGATTCATGACAGCCGTATTATATATGGCACCTGCTAGAATGTCGGGTATTAATTTATGTGCAATGGCTGAAGTCGCACAATGCGACATTGCATGCCTTAATACCGCCGGTAATCCGGCATTTGCCGATGCCAAAACAAAGGGTCGTTACAACAAGGCCCGGTATTTCATTGAAGATCAATTGGGGTTTATGCGTCACTTGGCTAAAGAGATTTTCAAAACCAACAAAAAGGTGGTTGCAAAGGGTTTTAATTTCCTTTGCCGTCTTAATGGCACTACTGATATCCGCTGGGAATTAATTGGTGTTGATGTTGACGCTAAATTGTCGGCAACAATTGGAAAGCCAGTGGGTGTTTACAAAAACATTTTCGAATTGTTTAGCGATATCCAATTCTACGACTATACAAAGATTCCTAATCGCAAGGATATCCCTGCTAATTACGATTTGACATTCTCTTATTCTGGTGTCATTAAGTTTCAGCCTTATGTCAATAAGGCAATTGCTGCCGGTATGCGAATTGCCGTAGTGTTTCGCACTAAGGCATCAATTCCGACTTCTTTTAATAACATGCAATGCATTGATGGCGACGATAGCGATATCCGACACATTGATCCGCAAGGTGTTGTTGTTGCCCTATATGCAAAGGGTAAAGCAAAAAAGGATATGACTGGTTTTGTGGTTGATTCTGCAAAAACAATTCAAATCGTTGCCGCCTAATTTAAATCAGCCGTTAGCAATAACGGCTTTTCTTTTTTGTTTAATCGGAGAATATATCATGGCATTACGTTTAAAAAATAAATGGCAAAACGAAGACGGTTCATATGTTGCTAAACTTTATCGTTGCAACGAATGGGAAGAATGGGTTGTTAAATTCTATCGTGAGGGTGTTTATCAGACAATGGCCGATTACCACACTGACGATAAAGAAGATGCAACGGATACCGCATTGTTTGTTCTTAATGGAGATTGAAATGAAAATTTACATTCAAACCCAATACATGGAAAACTATGGCTATCGTTGGAAATGTAAATGGGGAAGTGAATACTTTATTCCATGCGGCCAGAGCATAACGCCCGCAAGGGCTTATGCAATGGTTGAATTAGCCAAGTCGAAAATCGAATATAAAAACGATGTATCGGCTGAGCATGTAATTGCTTTTGAAATTGTCGAAGACGATTTTGTCACTGATTACGAGCGCACCCAATTGGAATATGACGGCAAGATTGATTTTCCGACTCGCGTTATTAATGTATTGGAGGGCTAAAATGTCAGATACAGAAATGGTGCTTTCAGCACTCATCATCGTTATTGTGTTCGTCGGCAAGTGTTACGCTATCTCAAAACTAGGAAAATAAAATGACTGAATTTGAATTGTTTGTAAAAGCCATTACTAAACGCCATATGCGGGAAAATGGTATTAGCCATGCAGATGCCCAAGCATTTACCATTGGGTATTTAACGGCTTTCGTTAATACCAATTTGATTGGGCGCGCTAAACCCGCTGAAAAAGAACGGATGAAAAAGGAAATATTAGAAAGGATTGATACGATTATAAGATAAAGTCTCAATGAATAAGCCGTTAGCAATAGCGGCTTATTGGTGGATGCTTTGTTCAATAATGTCATGGAGTATTTACAATGGCCGCATCAGATCGCATCATTTATGATCGCATTAAGGCATCGACTCAGGTGCTATATTCAAGCAATGTAAATCGGGAAAGGGTTATGTATCGGGGCATTCTTTTCAATGCAATGCTTCGCGAATTCCACACACTGCTAGACTTTGATAAGGTGGTGACAATTCGTCTATGCAAAATCAAAAGTCGAAGTGTAAGTGGGAGATATCAACCCGGTTATAAACTGGTTGAATTAGAATATGTTTCCAACATTAAAGAGATGATGGAATGGCTGGCGCATGAATTGGTACATGCTGAGCAATACCATCAAAAGCGATTAGAAGGTGTATGGATTAGCGGTAAAGGTTGGGCAAACAAATGGAAAGGACAAGTCATAACCAATAAAGGCACGACATATACCGCCTATCGCAATTTGCCTTGGGAAGAAGAAGCTTTTAATCGCCAGAAGGAATTGGCAACAATTGTTTATGATCGGTTGACTAAACAAGGTTACAAATTGGAGGCATAAAATTAAAAAGAGAAAACATAAACTGACAAAGCCCGATGCCAGAGCGCATTGGGTTTTGTTTCATAAGGCTTCGCCGTTCAAGCCTAAAAAGACTGGCAAAAAGGATGTCTTTAAATTTAAGGGGAAAGATGATGATGCAGATAGAAGTTAAAATCAAAAACGTGTATGGCAATGAACGCATTTATCCAGTGTGTACAAACGCTAAACTGTTTTGCAATTTGACCAAAACAGAGACAATAACTTTCCAGTCATTGGATGTTATCAAAGCATTGGGTTATAAGATTGTTGTAGTTCAGGAGCAATGGCAGCTATGAAAAAGATTGTTCTTGAAGAAGTATTGACGGGCATTATGTTTTTCCTCACGTTGATAATGGCAATTGTCAACATGTTTTTAATCATTAACCTATTGGATAAGTAAAATGGATGCATACAAAGCCGCTGAGAATATGCGTAAGCTTCACGGTAAATCCGCTTCAATTCATTGTATGTACAATGCAATGCAATATGATCGGAATACTCCGAAATATAAATATTGGATGTTTGTTGCTGTTTTGTTGGAGGATTAAAATATACGAATCATTTCAAATGAAGTTTTTGGCTAAAGCCCAAGCCTATGTTGAAAAACATGGCGATATTAATTGGTTCAATGAGCATTATACATTGAGCCGTGAATACAACGGCATTAATGATAGCATTGAGGAAGCAATGCGGCGACAAAACCTTTGGTATGCATTTAATAATGAGGTGGAAGTATGAAATACATTTCAGCATTGGAACTTTCTAATAAAGAATTAGAAGAGAGACAAAACGGATATCAACAAAGAATGGATGAATTCAAGCTCCATCTTTATTCCGACAAGTTTAAAAACGATGACAACAGCGACCGCAAAGACTGGATTGCTGTTGCTGATGTATTGCGGTGGATTAATTACATTAAATGGGGCAATTGAAATGACCAATAAAATTACACACTACGCATATCTGACTGGTGTTATCAATAAGAAAAACCCAACTGAGGAGGAAGCATTCGATGCTGTAATGTTTGCTCGATTGTTATTAGTCGAAGCTTTCTACAATGGGAATAAAAGCGCCAAAGAGTTTGAGCAACACTTTGGAATTAAATTGTTTGTAACTACAGAGGATGATGATAATGCAGTATCAAAAAGCATTTGATATTTGGGCAATGCCAAGTTCTTTTTATAAATTTATCCAGCCCGGACAATGGGTCTATGCTGGTGATAAGAGCAATATCGGTAGGTTTTATGGTGTAAAGAATACCGGCGTTATAGTGGTTGCTTGGTTAAACAATGCTCGCAAGCATAAAAAACCAAGTGAATATTTTAAAACTATTCGTACTTTTGCAGGAGCAAAGCATGTCCCTCGCTACCATATTCTTTGAAGAAAACTTCGACAAAGACATTCACATTGAATTGGAATGCATTGTCGCTGGTCTTCGCGTTGTTGAAACTTTGGGAAAGGTTTCATACATCTTTCCTGATGGCTCTGCCATCACTATGTCAAACATTACCTTTGTGGAGGATTTAAATGCTGAATGATGAATTCATTAAGGCTTTGGAAGAAGCCAAAAAGAAGTATGAAGAATGCGACCATGTATGGAAATTTGACGTTAACTTAGGTCGATGTTACAATCAATATAAATGCACCAAGTGTGGTGCAATAGATCGCGTTGATAGTGGTGATTGAAAAGTTGTAGTTTGTTTTTTTTATTTTTTATCTTTGGAGATTTTCATGTTTGCAACTCCCGCCCTCCCTTCTTCCCTCGATTTCACCCCAATTCGCGAGCAAGTAACTCGCAATGGTAATGTTGTGCCTAATATGTTCTGGGTTATTAATCCACTCAATGATGCAATCATTGGTGATGGTAAATCCCGGCATGCTGTTACCAATTACACCACTATGTGGGATAGTCTTTGGGATGGTTTGAAACAATCAACCCTTGATCTTTCTAATGCAGTTGTCAAAGCTGATGCAATTGGCAATGGTGCGGCAATGCGAGCAGAGATTGTATTACCCAATCACAACTTTGAAAAGCGTTTGGGTGAAGCCGCTCAAATGAAGATTGTTATTTCTGATTCGCATGATCAAACTGTTCGACGCCAAGTGAAAGCAATGATTATGCGTTTGGCTTGTCTCAATGGCATGATTAGTGCAAAGGAGGCCATTGGCTTTTCGCAAAAGCATACGACAATGAATGACCCTGAATTAATTGGTACAATTGCCAGTGGTTGGTTGCCTAAGTTGGAAGCTGACGCAGACTTAATGCGTGAGATGGTTTCGATTCCAATTGGTAAAGATTTGGCTGTAGAGTTCTATCGCGATCATGTTGCCAAATACAAAACCAATACCGGATCTGTAAAGATCAATGAGAAAATGCTTGAGCGCATTGTAGCTATTCACAATAGCTACGAAATGGGCAACAATGCCTATCGTGTTTACAATACGCTAACGCATATGTCAACTCACGTTGATAAAGCTCGCGGTGAAAGCGATGATGGTCGCAAACGTCTTCGCATTGAGCAAGACATTGAGGCTGTTATTCGCGGTCCTTTTGCTCAATTGATTGCACATTAATTAAACCGGAAAGCCGTGACATTGTTGCGGCTTTCCCACTTTAAAGGAAAAGACAATGGCTCCATACATTTTACATTGGAAGTTTGAGAGCGGAAACGCTTATTGGAAAACATTTGAATCCAAATGGGAAATGGATTTTTTTATTGATAGCTGTGGCTTGTATAGCCACCCATACATTGTTACTGTAGAGGCTAAAGAAAATGAAGGGTGATAATCCACAAGACTTGGCACAAAGACGCAAGCAATTAAAGCGCATAGAAATATGGCTTGCCTCTTTCATAAAGAAAGCATATCCCCATCCTTTTAATATTGCAGGAATAACTAATGACGTTAGATTAGGAGGGCCTACATGAATCAACTCAAAGACAATAAAGGAAACACTTGGAGTCCCTATGTATTAGGTTACGAATCAGAAGGAATGCATTTTGGTATTGTCTTTTATGCGATATCAAAAGAGCATGCCTCATTGGTTTTGCAAGACATCAAAGACACAGCTCAATTAGTGGGTGAAATTAGAAAACGCCCTATCGAAGATGATAGTTCTGCGTTATGAAAGTGTCGGCACTTATTACTAATTACCTACGTTCTGATACATACAAAAGTCTTTCTGCTAAGTCACAGAATGATTATGTGTTTTATTTATCTAGGTGGTATTCACCAGAGCTTTTAGATAGATCAATATCCACAATTAAAACTTCTGAGTGGCAAAAGCTTTACGATGATTTGTTTGTAAACACCCCATCATTGGCAATGCACACTCTAGCGACTTGGAGAATGGTTTTTAAGTATGCTGTTGGTAAAGGCTATTTAAAAACTAACACTTTGAGAGAAGTCGTTAGGAAGCCCTATAAGCGTCGATCAGTATGTTGGACTAGGGAAGATATTAGCAAGTTCTTAAACGTCGCCTATAGCCGGTTTGAGGGCCGTTCTATAGGGCTTATGGTGCAGATGGCTCATGAGTGGGGACAAAGAGTAGGGGATTTGAGAGTTTTGCAATGGGATAATTATTGTCTACAAACAGGAGTGGTTACAATACCCAAAACAAAAAGAAAAGAAGCAACAACCATACCATCAAGTAAGCAATTGATGGAAATGCTTAGTAAACAATATGAAGACTACGGATGGCAAAAATATGTAGTACCATCTGCTAAATCTGACAAAGAAGGAGGTCTATTACCTTATACAGCCGTCCGCATCTCTCAAATAGCAAATAAAATAAAGGAAGCTGCTGGTGTTGCGCCAGAACTACAGATTTCAGATTTAAAGCGCACTGCCTTGACAGAGATGCTAGAGTACGGAATCCCGCTACACAATATCATGTCAATAACAGGACATTCTAGTCCTTACGCATTAAATCCTTATATTAAACATTCATTAGCATTGTCATCAGAAGCAATGCGAATGAGAAAATTAATTGAATAAATTATATGTTTATACAAACACATCAACCTTGTAGTCATTGCGGCTCTAGCGATGGTAGAGCCATTAATACTGATGGAAGTAGTAAATGTTTTGTTTGCAACGTATTTACTATTGGAAATTCAGAAACTGTTCAACAACCAAATAGGAAAAAACCTATGTCAGCGTTACGTTATGAGAAAGGTATTTCAGTTTCAATTGCTGATCGCAGAATAACAAAAGCATCAGCAGAACGATATGGTGTTGTAAGAGAAAACAACGCATATATTTTCCCTTATTACAATAACAGCAATACCATTGTCGCTGTAAAGTATCGGGAAATTGCAGAAAAGAAATTCACTATTGATGGTGAATGGGCAGATGGTTTATTGTTTGGTCAACAATTGTTTCCCGCTGGTGGAAAATACATCACCATTGTTGAAGGTGAGATGGATGCATTGGCATGCTTTCAAATGACAGGAAGCAAATACCCTTGTGTTTCTATTCGCAATGGTGCGGCATCTGCAATTAAAGACTGCAAGAAACAATACGAATATCTCAATAGCTTTGAAACAATTGTTGTTTGTTTTGATGGTGATGAGGTAGGTATTAAAGCTTCAAGAGAAGTTGCTGAATTATTTGGGAGCAAAGCAAAAGTATTTAAACATTTACCGGAGTACAAAGATGCATGCGATTGGCTCAAGGATAGCAAAGAAGCTTCGTTCGTTCAGCGTTGGTGGAGTAGTGAGCAATATGTTCCTGATGGTATCGTGTGTGGCAGTAGCTTATGGGATGCTATTGCTAAGCCGGTGGCTCCAGCAGATTGCCTATATCCTTGGACTGGTTTAAATGCATTGACATATGGCATTCGCAAAGGCGAATTGGTTTGTGTTACTGCTGGCTCTGGATTGGGTAAGAGTCAAACATTGAAAGAAATTGTTTGGCATTTGCTTCAGCATACAGAAGATAAGATTGGCTTGATGTTTCTTGAAGAGAGCGTAAAGAAAACATCTTTGTCCATTATGTCACTGGCGGCTAACAAGCCATTACATTTACCTGATGTTGAAACTAATGATGAAGAAAAGCGTAATGCTTTTGAAGCCACATTAGGCACTGACAGGATTTATTTGTTTGACCATTTCGGAAGTACATCAATTGATAACATCATTAGCCGTGTTCGTTACATGGCAAAAGCCCTTGATTGTAAATATGTATTTGTCGATCATATTTCAATCATCATCTCTGCTCAAGAGAATGGAGATGAGCGTAAAGCAATTGATGAAATCATGACAAAGCTTCGCATGTTGGTGCAGGAAACTAACATTGCTTTGATTATTGTTTCCCATTTAAAGCGTCCAGCAGACAAGGGGCATGAAGAAGGTGCAGTTACGTCATTGGCTCAATTGCGTGGTAGTGGTTCCATTGCTCAGCTATCTGATATGGTTATTGGTTTGGAACGGAATGGTCAAGCACCTGATGAACAAACACGAAATCTCACGCATGTCAGAGTATTGAAGAACAGATATAGCGGAACCACTGGACCCGCATGCCAATTGCTTTACAATAAACATACAGGGAGAATGCTGGAATATATTGAGGAAGAACCCGCTCTTTGATTTGCCTTTAAACTTTTCTATAGAGATCAGTAGATGATATTCTTAGATATTGAAACAAACCTCGCCCATGACAAGATTTGGCTTTGCGTTACTTATGACTCCCGCAAAGACAAGACTATGCGTTGGCTTTCCCCCACTGGATTACAGGAATACCTAAATGATGTATCAGTGTGCGGTCATAACATTATTGGGTTCGATGCTCCTGTTCTTAATCGTGTGTGGAATGTCACCATTCCAGATGAGCTTTTGGTTGACACTCTTGTCATGGCTAGGCTTTATAAGCCTGACATTGATCCCATCATGGTGGATGGAAAACAAGAAAAGCATTCGTTAGCAGGATGGGGTGCTAGACTTGGGCATGCTAAAGGAAACTTCACTGATTTCGATAGCGGCTTTAGCGAAGAGATGTACACTTATTGTGTGCAAGACGTAAACGTCACTTACGAACTATTCAATCATCTCCAAGTTGAGATGAAGAAGTTTTCCCAACAAAGTATTAATTGGGAACATGACGTTGCTGTTATCTGCAATAGGATGCAAAACAATGGGTTTGCTTTTGATGAGCAGAAAGCCATGACATTGCAAGCACAATTGTCTGGGCGCATGGCTGACATTGAAAACAAAATGCAGGAAGTATTCCCTCCCATTGTTGAGCAACGTATTTCAGAGAAGACTGGCAAGCCCTTGAAGGACAAAACAACTGTCTTCAATCCCGGTAGTCGCCAGCAGATTGCGGATCGCTTACAGGGGCTGGGAGTAGTGTTTTCAAAGCATACTGAGAAGGGTTCCATCATTGTTGATGAAGCAGTGTTAGAGACAATTGATTTGCCAGAAGCAAAGCTAGTGTCTGAATATCTAATGCTTCAGAAACGTGTTGCTCAAATCAATAGCTGGCTTGAATTGGTTGGTAAAGACGGTCGCATTCATGGACGCATTATTACTAATGGTGCTGTTACAGGACGCTGTAGTCACCATAGCCCCAATCTAGCTCAAGTACCTGCTGTTGGTAGTCCTTATGGAGCAGAATGTCGTGAAATGTTTATTGTCCCAAAAAGAAAAAGTCTTGTTGGTGTTGACTTGTCTGGTATTGAGCTTCGATGTCTTTCTCATTATATGCAGGATCGTGATTGGCAGTTAGAGCTTTTAACTGGTGACATTCATTGGCGTAATGCTCAGAGCTTTGGTCTTATACCTAAAGGCACTGTCAAGGATGAGCATAACAGCGAGCATAAGAAAGCTAGGAACATCACCAAGACTTTGACATATGCCATGCTATATGGTGCTGGTCCTGCAAAGATTGCATCTACTATTGGTGTAACTACTGGCAAGGCTAAGACATTAATCGACAACTTCCTTACCAATACACCAGCATTGGTCAAGCTTAAGTCTAAGATTGTAACCACTATAGAAAAGAACGGTACATTGCCGGGGCTTGACGGTAGGCAATTGTGGATAAGAAGCCAGCATGCGGCGTTGAATACTTTGCTTCAATCAGCAGGGGCTATTGTTGCCAAACAGTGGCTCATAAAAGCAACACTGTTATTGAAGGTTAAAGGTATTGATGCTAAACTTGTGGCTTTCGTACATGATGAAACGCAATGGGAAGTTGCTGAAGCTGATGCTGACGAGGCTATGCAAGCAATCATCCATGCGGCAAGTCTAGCGGGGAATGCTTTACAATTTCGTTGTCCAGTTGAAGCGGAAGGGAAGATTGGAAACAACTGGCGTGAATGTCACTGACGTAACTAGTGAATTTTCTTTTAAAAACTTTTGGAGTTTATTATGTCTAACGACAAACAGCGTGTGAAGATTGCTTGTGATATTTTTTGGGCACAATTGAGCAAGCCTAACGAAATGTCAGGCAAGTATCAAGTTAACCTTTGCAACCTTTCTGATGCCGCTATTGCCGCGTTGGAAGGAATGGGTGTTAGTGTTTCTAATCGCGAAGACAAGCCAGAGATGGGTAGCTACATCACTTGCAAGTCTGCCAATGCTATTCGCGCTTATGATGCTGATGGTATTGAAATCACTGGCAACATTGGTAACAATAGCAAAGGTCGTGCAGTTGTTTCTAGTTACGAATGGAAATATAAAAACAAGAAAGGAGTTAGTCCCTCTCTTGTTAAGCTTGTCGTAACGGAATTGGTGGAGTACGGTGTTGAAGCCGTTGAAGATGAAGAGGTGGTTCTGTGAATAAAGATCTGTTTCAATTTGAGTTGAACGTAGACCAAGTTAATTTGGTTTTGGCTGGTTTGGGTAAGCTTCCACTTGAACTTTCTTTTGATTTGTTTGCCGCTATTCGGGGCGCAGTGATTCAGAAGCAACAAAGTCAGGCACAACCCAAACCAATGGGTGACTTGTTTACTGAAGAGGAATCTAAAATAGGAATGACTGAATAATGATCGCTCTTCTGGACTCCGATATAATTGCATATCGAATTTCCTTTGCATGCAAAGATGATGATTTGGTAACAGCCCTTTCAACTTTGGATGTATACATTGCAGATATTCTTTTATTAGGAGTTCCAGAAGTAACAGATTTTAAGTTGTTCTTAACAGGTAAAGGCAATTTCCGAAAAGAGATTGCCGTTACCGCTGAATACAAAGGCAATAGAAAAGATATTGAAAAGCCCCATCATCTTGAAGCAATTAGATCTTTCTTAATTGAACATTGGGGAGCAATAGTTTCTATTGGACAAGAAGCAGATGATGACATAGCTATAGCTGCTACCACTATTGGTGAAGAAGGTTGTGTCATTGTTTCTTTAGATAAAGACTTGGATCAAATATCTGGTCATCATTACAACTTTGTAAAGAAGACTAAATATTATATAGATAAACCAACCGCTGTATTAAATTTCTATAAACAAATATTAACTGGTGATACAGCAGATAATATTATAGGTATTAAAGGTATTGGTCCAGCTAAAGCCGCAAAGCTATTAGCAGATTGTACTAATGAAAAAGAATTGTATCAGGCGTGTATTGATGCATATGAAGGTGACATAAATCGTGTACATGAAAATGCACAACTACTTTATCTACTAAGAAAGGAAAATGAAAAATGGACCAAACCCCTTTGAAGACAGAACCCAATGACGTATGTATTGTGTTACGTCCTACTAATTATAGTGATAATTGGGATGGGGAATTTGAGGTGATCATTGGAACAGTAGAAAATAAAATGTCTGAGGAAGACGCGGATAGTCTTCTCAATACAGCTATGCTTATGGCATCTGTTATTCCTTTAATGGACTCAGATGAGCGAGCCGCTAAGATTATTGAACGCTTCTTTAATAAGTTTTATGAAGAAAGCGAAAACGTAGAGTTTAGGGAGGATGATAAGAATGTTTTAACTCCGCGTACTAAAACTGTTGGGAGTAAACATTGAATATTGACGAGACACTAAAAGATAGGGGTTCTCTTTATGGTGATTACGAAACCCTTGCTACTACAGCACAACAATTAAAAGACGTTGTGCGAATGGGTGCGAATTATGATAGGTTGTCTATGCCAATGAAAGAAAGTGTTGATATGATTTGTCACAAGATTGCTCGCATTGTTAATGGAGGCCAGCCGCAAGAGCTTGATCATTGGCATGACATTGCTGGTTATGCAAAGCTTGTTGAAGATATTTGTTATTAAAGGAAACTAAATGATTACTATTACTACTGAATTGGAAATTGCTATTCCTAAGTCTGAAATTCCTGCTGGCTTGCTTGCAGATGAAGAAGTGTTACATGAAGCTATAGTGGAGGCTTTGTCACAAGCTTTTGCTGGTTTGGGCGCAACCGACGATGATGTAGTAATTACATATCTTGACATCGAAGGTTTGCATGACGAAGAAGACTAGAAATAGTGGTCAATGGACTGAAGCAAGGTGGAGAAGCTTTATTGTCTCTGCCTTGCGAATGGCATCAAGACGCTGGCCTGTAAAGTTTGATGTATTGAAGAAGGCTAGTGTTGGAAGGAAAGTTAATCCAAAAACAGGAAAGCTTGCACTACATTATCAATGCGCTAAATGTACCAAAACATTTGTTGGATTGGACGTACAAGTAGACCATATCATTCCTGTTGTAGGTAAAGAGGGATTCGTTAGTTGGGACGAATATGTAGAGCGTATGTTCTGTGAAGCTAATAACTTTCAGATTTTATGTAAGCCGTGTCATAAATTAAAAACTGATACGGAAAAACTTAGGAGAAAGAAAAATGGTTGATGGAAAAATTGAACTTGTAACTCTGATTGAACACGAGGATGGTAGCGCCACTTGTTCATTCACCTGTAATGATGAAGCTCGCGCTGGCCTTACCAAAGTTGGTCTTATTTCTTTACTTAAAAGTGCTTGTCCTAACAAAGGACTAACTGACGAAGAAATTGATGAAATTGTTGTCAATGTTCTTCAGCAGACGTATGAGCGTTGTATTGAACTTCCTGTTGTAGATGGTTATAAACATCCAGAAGATGTAGAAATTGATGACGCTGTTGCGTCAGCATGCTACACTTTGCTTTACTACTTCATGCCTCACTCAGAAGCTGAACAATACTTTACTCAGTTGTTCGCAGAAGATGAAGAAGAGCTTCCAGAAGAGAATCAACTACAGGAAAACAATGTCTAAAGTTAAATTGATTTGGGCAACCCCGGATGCTGAAAATCTTATTGCTTATATGGCAAGGGTTTCTAATCCGGGGAACCAAGACAATAAAGACACTGCTCCTAAACTCCTAAAGTATTTGATTGACAACAAACATTGGTCACCTTTCGAGATGGTCAATGTTTGTATGGAGATTGAGACTACCCGCGACATTGCTAGACAAATGTTGCGACATAGGAGTTTTAGCTTCCAAGAGTTTAGTCAACGCTATGCAATTGCAAGCGAGTCAGAGTTTTCTCAACCTCGCTTGCAAGATTGGAAGAATAGACAAAACTCTATTGAAGTGAAAGACAGGGAGCTTTATCGTTATTGGTGGGGCCTACAACAAGTAGTGTTGTCCACTAGTTTGGACGCCTATCATCAGGCTCTTGATAACGGCATTGCAAAAGAAGTTGCTAGGAAGGTGTTGCCAGAGGGTATAATGTTGTCTAGACTTTATATGAATGGTACACTTCGTAGTTGGCTTCATTACCTAGATGTCAGATGCGACAAAGCAACGCAGAAAGAACATAGAGAAGTGGCTGACAAGTGTAAAGTTGTTATTGAAAGTCTCTTCCCATCTTTGTTTAAGGAATAAAAATGTTTGATAAAGAATCTGTAGACACTACTCATTGGAAGTTTTTCTGTGAAGATAGTGAAGGCAATCATTGTTCAGCATCTCTTCATTTACCATTTGATGCTGGATGGTCTGATGTTCTTGAACGATTTGTTCTTTTCTTGTCAACAGTTTATGGCTACGATATTTCTGGAAAGATGCAACAGGAGCCGATCACTCCCTTTACACAAAAATAATAAACGCATATACCAACCTCAAAGGGGAAAGACTTTTCTTTCCTCTTTTTTTATCTCTGGAGAATACATGAATATTGATTACACACGCGATGCTTTGTTTGATAAGTTGGGTATGCAGAGGCTTAAAGAAAGCTACATGCGAGATGACGAGACAAGTCCCCAAGAAAGGTTTGCGTTTGTTTCTAAAATGTTTTCTTCATCTAGCGAACATGCACAGAGGCTTTATGACTATAGCAGCAAACACTGGCTCTCTTATTCTACTCCTATCCTTAGTTTTGGTAAGTCTAAGCGCGGTCTTCCCATTTCATGTTTTCTCAATTATATCGACGATAGTGCCGAAGGATTGGTGGACAACCTATCTGAAACCAATTGGCTTAGTATGTTTGGCGGCGGCGTTGGTGTCCATGTTGGTATTCGTAATAGTGACGATAAATCCACTGGAGTGATGCCGCATTTAAAAATCTATGACGCTTCTTCATTAGCATATCGTCAAGGAAGAACCCGTCGCGGATCTTATGCCGCTTATCTGGATATCAGTCACCCTGACATCATTTCTTTTTTGGAAATGAGAAAGCCCACTGGTGATCAAAACATTCGTACACCAAATCTTCATCATGGAATTAATCTTTCTGATGACTTCATGAAGCTTATTGAAGCATGCATGAAAGATGAAAACACTAATGATGATTGGGAACTAAGGAACCCTGCCACTGGGAAAGTAGTGGAAGTTGTCTCTGCTAAATATTTATGGCAAAAAATCCTTGAACTCCGTATGCAAACTGGAGAACCCTATCTCATCTTCATTGATACGGCAAATAAGAAGCTGCCTTATTGGTTGCAAATGGAAAGCCTTGCCATCAATGGTAGCAATCTCTGCACTGAAATCTTCTTACCTACAAATGAAGAGCGTACAGCAGTGTGCTGTCTTTCCTCATTGAATCTGGAATACTACGAAGATTGGAAAGACAATGATCTGTTCATTCTAGATGTAATGGAAATGCTGGACAATGTGTTGCAACATTTTATTGACAACGCACCTGACACTATTAGTAGGGCTAGGTATTCGGCAATGCGTGAGCGAGACATTGGCATTGGTGCTTTAGGTTTTCATGCTTATCTACAAAAGAAAGGGCTTTCATTTGACAGTGTGTTGGCTAAGATTATAAACAAAGAAATCTTTAAGCACATTCAAGAGAAATGTCTTAAAGGAGACAGGGTGTTGGCATGGTCTAGAGGAAGCTGTCCAGACGCTAAATACCATGACGTAACCCGTCGCTTTAGTCATCATATGGCTATTGCTCCAAACGCTTCTAGCAGTCTTATCATGGGCAATACAAGCCCATCTGTAGAACCCTATCGCGCTAACATGTACAAGCAAGACACGCTTAGTGGATCTTTTGTAACTAAGAATAAGTTTCTTGAAGCTGCGCTAGAAAAGATTGGTATGAATGATGATGAGACATGGGCATCTATTGCCGCTAATGATGGATCAGTTCAGCATTTGGGAGTGCCAGAGCGTATTAAAGAAGTGTTTAAGACCGCTATGGAAATTGATCAACGCTGGATTGTTGAGCTTGCTTGTGATCGTCAGTTCTATATTGATCAAGGACAAAGCATTAACTTGTTCTTCCCTGCTAATGTATCTACAAAGTATTTACATGCTGTTCATTTCATGGCATGGAAGGGGGGCTTGAAGAGTTTATATTATCTACGGAGTGAGAAGGTGCGTAAAGCAGACAAAGTGGGGGCGCAAATCAAACGGCAAAAGCTGGAGGATGATGTATCATTGAAGGCTATTGTTGATGGGGAAACATGTTTGGCTTGTGAAGGATAAAGATGAAGCATTGCTGGCCCAAGAAACTTTACTATGTATGTTGCCGGTGGATTGATTACCCCAAAGGCGGCGGCAGAAACTTTATTGCAACTAAACATTTAGGCCGTGCGCGGTACTACGCTAAGCGTTTAAAGCTTAAGGAACGGCAGATTGATGTATGGGAAAAGGGTAAGAAAAAATATGTTTTGCAAGGGAGTTGGTTATGACTGACTGGCTTTTAAAGTGGTGGTGCGATTGGTTCCATAATGGTCAAGTCAAACGTCATTACTACACTGACCGAATTAACTGGCAGTGTGGCAAGTGCGGGCGATGGTCTGATGAGGAAAAAAACACATGAAAAAAATGTGGTCAGCACTTGTTTTAGCATTTCTACTGCAAGGCTGCGCCACTAGTAATGTTCCTTTGCATAAAGATGTAAAATTAGCTGCTGTTGCTGATGCCGCCACCACGGTGGCGGTTTTGGCAAAGGGTGGAACGGAACTTAATCCTGTAGGATTTTCAGCTACAAATGTTGGCAAGGTATTTTATTTACTCTATCTTCGTCCCCGTCTTTCAGAAAAAGAAAAGAAAATCTTTGATCGCTGGGCATCAACTATATGGTGGGGGGCTAGTGCCAACAATCTCTTTCAATTAATAATACCTAATCATTTTTTAGTAGGGGCGACAATAGGCGTAGCTACTGGTGTTTACCTTTACAACCTAGAAGACCCTGATAATTGACAAACACATGGAGGCATTAATAATGCTTACTGACGATAGACTTACATTTAAACCTTTCTCATACCCGTGGGCGTATGACGCTTGGCTTCAACATGAACAAAGCCATTGGCTCCATACAGAAGTGCCTATGTCTGAGGATGTTAAAGACTACAAAGAAAAGCTAACAGAAAAAGAAAAGCAACTCCTCACAAAGATTTTGCGCTTCTTTGTTCAAGGAGACATTGACATTGGCTCTGGCTATCATGAGCATTACATCCCAATGTTCAACCATCCAGAAATCAAGATGATGCTTAGCGGCTTTGCCGCAAGAGAAGCGTTACATGTAGCAGCTTATGCCCATCTCATTGAGACATTGGGACTACCAGAATCTACATACAATGAGTTTCTTGAATACAAAGAGATGGTGGATAAGCATGACTACTTTGAAAGGCTTTCTTGTTCACCAATGGCTGAAAAGATTGCCATCATCTCCGCATTCGGAGAAGGTATGCAATTGTTTTCCAGCTTTGTTATGCTCTTAAACTTTGCCAGACAGGGAAAGCTTAAGGGACTGGGGCAGATTATTTCTTGGTCTATTGTCGATGAGACTCAACATGCTGAAGGTATGATTAAGCTTTATCGTGAATACGTTAAAGAGAATATGCATGAGACAACACCAGAAGATATTAAAAAGATTGCAACTGAAATGGTTACGCTTGAAGATGGCTTTGTTGATTTGGCTTTTGGTATCAGCGGAGATATCGAGGGACTCAGCAAGGAAGAAGTTAAATCGTATATTAGATACATCGCAGACAGGCGACTAATTGCTATGGGTATGAGAGGAATCTTCAAGATTAAGAAGAATCCTTTGCCGTGGGTTGATGGTATGTTAGGAACTTCCCATACAAACTTCTTTGAACAGCGCGTTACAGACTATGCTAAAGGGGCTGTGACAGGTAGTTGGGATGATGTATGGGGACAAGCATGATAGAGCATATTATCAGCGATAGTATGCTCTTGGAAGCACGGGAAAAGAGTGTGGCAATGGGTAAGTTGCACAACTCAATTACTGGTGGAGGAGGAAACATTGTAGGCTTTATTGGAGAAGCCATTGCCAATGAAGTGTTAGGTGGTGTATTAGAAAACACCTATGACTATGACTTGGTATTACCTAACGGTATTTTGGTCGATGTAAAAACAAAGTCTACTAGCGTAGCGCCGTTGCCTACATACGATTGCTCCATTGCTGCTTTTAACCCAAACCAAAAATGCCACTACTATGCATTTGTTCGCGTTAAGAAAGACTTGTCTGTTGGTTGGTACTTAGGTGTATACAACAAACAACAATACTTTGATGATGCTGTATTTATGCAGAAGGGAACCATTGACCCTTCTAATGGGTATGTCGTAAAATCTAGTTGTTACAACCTTAAAATTTCTCAACTAAAGGAAACGATATGAAAGCAGAACGCTTGCCCCCATTGAGTATTCAGTTTGATCAAGGCTATCGAGCATTCTTTAACAATTGGATGGTGAACAATTATGACCCTGAAACAATTCAAGGAAAGGAATGGCAACGTGGATACGACAGGGGCTACTATGTCAACTTGTACCAGCTTAAACAGAAAAAGGCAAATAATGAGCAAAATGTGGGTTGATCCACCATCTGGGTGGAACTATGGGTTTCCTAAACTTATTGAAAAAGAAGAGCTAGACAAGGAAGGTTTTAACTTCAATGAATGGCTTATTAAGGAAGGGTATCCCGAAAGTCTAATTAAAGAGTTTGGTAAACACTTTTATATTAGACAATGGGCTGATGGTGAGTAATTCCCGTTCGGTAATTATTTTAGTGATTTATACAAGATATAGCTAAAACATTACCGATCGGTATTTTTTCTGCCCGTAGCTCAGTGGATAGAGCAACAGCCTTCACTTGTTATTTTTTAAACAGAGCGTATAACATATGAATATACCGCCGATCCCGATATCGGTCTTCTAAACCGATCCTTAGAATTGGGTGGATGGCACGAGGTTCGATTCCTCCCGGCGGTGCCTTTATAAAAAATATGCCTAAAAAATTAATTGAATGTAAATATTGTCAAAAGTCTTTTGATGGTTTGTCTACTTCCGAAAGAGCCAACCACAGTAGGTGGTGCGTTAAAAATCCTAAGCGTTATTTGTATAACAATAATTCAAAGTCGGTAAAACAATTTCAAACCGAAACTGCTAAATCAAAAAGAATTCAAGGAATTAAAAAAGCTCATTCTGATGGTAAATATATTAACGCCCCCAAAAAAGGAATTGAAACTAAAAGAAAGAAAGGGAAGTTAAAACATACTACTGAGACAAAAAACTTACTACGAGAAAAAGCATTAAAATCTCCCCATAGAAGACTACTTAAATCTACTAGAAAGTATACAAAAATAGATGGGACCGTTGTTACGTTAGACTCTTCTTGGGAAGAAGCTTTAGCTATACGTTTAGATGAGTTATCTATTAATTGGGAACGCCCTAAAACACCAATATCATATACTGCTGAAGACGGTAAAACCCATAATTATTTTCCTGATTTTTATTTACCAGATTATAATTTGTATTTAGATCCTAAAAACCCATTTGCGTTTTATGTACAAAGACATAAACTTACTATTTTAAAAAGTTTATTGCCTAATCTTATTCTAATAAATAATTTAGAAGATTGTAAAAATTTTCAAATTAATTGTGGGTCATAGGTTCGATTCCTATCGGGTGGGCCATTATTTGGGCTTGTGATTAGAAAGTCTTGGATAAGAACGATTGGCATGCGCTGACTTGACTGCCAAATTACTTTTAGCAGTGGAGCCTCCTTTACTCAAAGGAACTTTATGATCAACGTCTTTCCCGTCCCCTTTAGAAACCCTTCCTTCTTTAGCCATTTCTGCTCTGGCTTTATTACGGGATGCGCGTTTTTTGACTTGCTCTGGCTTGCTATGGTATTGGTCGTACTCTTTTGAATACGGTCTTGGTTTGTTAACGTAAGGCATATGTTTAAGGCCGCGAAGCCAGTCCTCCTTTATTGAATTTCTGCACTTCTTGTTCTTTATTTTTTAAATAAATGTTTGCGTCTTCTTTTGTTTTTAAGCCTAAAGAATCAGGGTTTACACCCGTGTCCCGCATAAAGTATTCTTTCCATGCAGTTGGATGGTCTTCCGACTTAAGCATTTCACCACTTGGAAGCGACGAAGGCCAATGAAAACGATTGTTGTCATACGGGTCACGTTCAGGTTCTACGCCAGCTTTCCACGCAGCCCTATAGTCATAGTCTTTAGTGTTTAAATCAGGTTCTTCGCCATACTCTTTTACAAACTCGTCAAACCAACCTGTATTTCTAATCCAACTCTGAAACTCCGCTTCATCTTTTGGCATTTCTTCATCTGGTAATTCTCTAGGAGAAGCCAGTCCTCCTTTGTTGAATCCCGGTATCTTCTTAATAGAATTGGAGATAGCCAACGCTGACATGTAGTCTTTGGTGTCCTCTAGATTTTTTCCTGTATATTTTTTATACATAGAGGCTGTCTCACGCTTCACTTCAGCAGGTAGTCCAGCATACTTGTTTTCAAATATCTTAGACTGTCTTCCTTCTTGTTGAGCAAGAGCCATGTCTTTATTAGTTGCAATTTCTTTAGCAGTTTTTGACGCAAAGCTCAAAGTGTTCTGAAGCATAATCTTCTTCATATCATCACTACCTTCTTGGTAGAATGAAGTATTGCTAATTGCATTAAACAGCTTTCCAATAAGTGGAGCCATTTCTTTCTTGGCAGCAGCGTCTACAATTTTGTCTCCTGTAGTAGAAAACACTTTAGTAGATGGGATTTTTAATCTAGTAATTTCCTTTTCCAGTTCATTTGGAAATGGCTTGATGGCAACACCAGTAATTGCTTTTAAAATACCAGCCTCATTAGGAGGGTTTTCTTCTCTAGTTGCAGATTGGAAAACAGGAAGTTCTTGTTTCAATACTGGTGTACGTTTCTGTAATTGTTGTTTGAAAGAAGTTGCAAAACCTTCTTCTCCCGGCTTAATTTGATAAGCATCACGGGGAAGATTTTCATTGCTATCAATCGCACCAATAAAATCGCTTGCTTGTTGAAGAGGAACAAAAGCTCTTCCAAAGTATTCTCCTAACAATTGACCAACAAGCGTACCAACTTTAGTTCCTGCCGAACCTTCTCCTGTTTGAGCATTGCTAGAATATTCGGCAGCTTTATCTGTTAATAAAGAATAAGTACCCGTTGGTACTTTCATTCCAGTAAGTGCTTCAAACATTTCTTTTGCTTTAAATTGCTCTGTTTTTCCTTGCTCCCATTTAACTATATAATCACCAATTGCAAGAAACGGACCAGCAGGATAAAGAACTCTTCCGTCTACTAAAGAACCATCTGGGCCTTTTATATCATACCAACTAGTATCTTGATTTTCTTTTCTATATTTATATGCAGCATAAATAGCAGCAATACCTACAGTGCTTTTTGAAACATTTTCAAGCCCTTGAGCAAGGTAGGCTTCTCCTCCTTCTTTACCTTTAGCAATTAAAGAAGTTCCTTTTGCAATTTCAGCAGAACCATTTAAAAGATTGAAGGGGCTATATTTATATTGCCATTCCATAGCATTTGCCATGAAGCGTGGAAAAGGAGCTATAAAAGAAGAAAGGGGAGCTAGTTGTTCAGCGCTTTTTACAAAAATATTAAGTGGACCTTTAGTGGGCATTTTGCTGAAGGTTGCTCTAAGAGACTCATCAACAGCGTTTCTAAGAACGTCAACAGGTACTTGTTTACCTTGAGCAATAACGTCATATACGTTAGTACCTAGCCCTGCTCTTTCTAATTGTTTTTCTACAGAAGAAACAAAAATGGCTTGTCTAAAGAAAGAATCTTGAGCTACGTTAAGCGTATTCAAAAGTCGAACAGGCTTTGATAGTTCTCCTTCTGATGCTTCACCCATAGTTCGCTTTACCATTGCTAAAAGCTTTGGGGCGTCTTTTAATAGGATGTCTGTCATTTCAGATGACAATTCACCTTGTCCTAAATAAAAAGTAGACCTAACAGCATCATTCCATACACCATTAAGACCACCAGTAAAAGTTCCAGTAATTGGTTTTCCTGTTAGTACCTCATTAGCACTAGAACCAAGACGATACAAAGAAGATTCTAAAGCTTCTTTGGCTGTTCCAAAAGTAACAGTTGCAGATGTAGAGAATGCGTTTCGTACAGTGGTTGATAGCTGTGTAACCATCAATCCTTTTAATTCTTTATCTAGACGTTGAAAAGGACTCCACAAAAAACCAAGCGCACTAGTCAATGCATTGTCTCTACCATACATTCTGTCAATTGATTTAGCAGCTTCTGGATCAATCTGCCTCATACTGTTTTCTAGACGTTTAGCTACAGACAATGCTTGTAGCCCTCTACCCATGTCGCTAACAGTAGAACCATACATCTTTGAAAGCTGTTCTGATGTAAGACCAGTGTCTTCCATTGCTTGCAAGAAGTCTTTAATTGCAAAGTCAGAACCTTTAGCAGCGTTTTCTAAAATAGTGGGATCAATAGTATCTAGTCTGTCTAGAGTTTCTCTAACAGCCCTATTCATAGCCTGATCTGTTACATCATCTGGCTTAAGATCGGGAGCAAGCTTCCAAATGTTTTGAGCAAACTTAGGAATATTTACATTCAAATATTCTCTAAGCTGCGTTTCTTTTAGTTGGTCTGCCCTACCACCTTTATTTAAGAGAGTACGTCCTTCAAAGATATCAAATTGATTCTTTGATTCAATCATGTTCTTGAGGTAGGCATCAAGCTCTGGCTCAACTCTACCAGCTTGCGTTTGTTTTACTGTTGCAGGAGGAACAGCACCTCTCTTTGTATAATCAGCTTTAATACTGTCATACAAGCCTTGATACTTTGTTTTATCTGCATCACTAAGCGTAGCAAAGTATTTATCAAGCTCAGCAATTTGTCCTTTAGAGCGAGTAGCTAATACATCACCCAATTCAGACTTTGCACTTACAGCAAGAGCAGATTTAGCTCCTTTCGGCAAACCTGCAAGAAGTAATTCACCAGCACCACCAATAGCGGCTGCTTTAGCTACTTCTTTTCCGCTAATACCAGATTCAATTCTAGTTTGTAATGCTGCTGTTTCTTTGTCAAAATCTGCTTTATATTTTGCTTGATCTTCTGCTGGTAAAGCAGCAAAAGTTTTTTGCAATTGATCTAGTTCGCCTTTACTTCCTTCAATATCAATCTTTTGTCCTATCGCGTTTTGTAGCCCAGAACCAGTAGCACCAACAGCGGGAATAGCGGCAATTTTACCAACATTGCTGGTAACACCCTTTTTCCATCCTTCTTTAAGAGCAGTTTTTCCTATTGCCTTACCAGCGACAGCCCCTAAACCTCCAGTAATAAGTGTAAATGGATCACTAATAGCAGCTTTTCCATAATCTGCATATGGTCTTATACCTTCTTGCGCTCCTTTCTCTCCTAAACTAGCAGTTTTTTCCCACAAATCAGAAGCTGCTTTTGCTTTAGCTTTATCTTCTAAAGAAGCACCAGCCATGTATTGGCCTTCCATATATGCAGAAATAAAATTATTTCCTTCCATTCTCATGTGAGTGGCAAAACGCTTTACAAAGTCTTCTTTAGACTCTCCCTTTTCCATGACATCTTTACCAAACCTGCTAGTAGCATAATCATAAATAGTTTTAAAGTTGTCTGGCTTTTCGTATAAATCTTTAAACGGAATTTTTGTTGTTTCCGTTTCTTTTCTTGTTGGTGCTGTGGTAAAGCCAGCATATTTTTGACGAAGTTTGTCTTGTTCCGACATTGCCATGTCAGTTTGGCTGGGTTCAATTTTACCCCCATATTGCTTAACTAAATCATCAATACTAGGTGTAGTGCTAGAAACAGTGCCGCCATATTGTTTGGCAAGCTCTTCATAATCCATTATTTAATTCCTGCTTTTGTTTTAAATTCCTCCGCTGCTTTTGCATTGGGGAATGTTGCTGTTTGACCATTAGGCAGTTTCACTGTTACCGGAGGACCACTAACAGGTGCTGGAGCAGCCGCTGGAGGGGCTGTAGGAGCCGCTACAGGAGGCATTGTCGGTCTTGCCTGTGGGGTAGTTGCTGCTGGGGGCTGCGAAGGCGTTGTAGGGCCTGTTGTAGGCAGTGGCGTAGTCGCTGGTTTCATCTCTCTATTTACAATAGCCTTCCCATTAGCATCAAACTCAACACCATTAGCCATTAGTAGTTGCCGTTCTGCGTTACCAACCGGCACTCCATCTTTTGTAAGTATTTGAATAAGTTTTTGTTGAGTGGCAACAACGGCTTGTTGAAGTAATTCTGGTCTGTCCAAATCTTTAATACCAATATTACCATCAGCAGCAGTATAAAGATTGGTAGATGGAATGTATTGTTCGTAAATAACACGCCTTACGTTAGCAACAAGTGTACCTAGACCAATTTGTCTATCTTTTTGCTCGTCTGATAGTCCACTGGCGTCTCTCATTTTTCTAGTTAAGTCGCCTCTAATTTTAATTTCAGTATCAATGTTTTGCAACATCTTTCGTTTTTCTGGGCTGTCTGGCTGTTTTGCTAATTCTACAGCTTTGCTTTGTAAACGTGCCATTGCTTTTTCTGATGTCTCTGCTTTTCCAAACATAGATTCAGCAATATATTCCGTTTCCATAATATTAGTAAGCTTATCTGTGGCTTTTTTAACAGTTTCTGCACTACCTGTTTGTCTTGCATAAGCAAGTCCAGCAATGGCATTACTTTTCATGGTTGTGAATGAATCAGCACCCGGATCTACAGAAACTATTGCTTCTCTTAATCTAGCTGCTTTTTGTTCATTTATAGCAAGGCGTTGCTCTTGATCGGGAAAGCTTCCTGTTGTTATTTCATATCTTTCTTTAGCCAAAGCAGCCGCAACATCTTTTAAATCCATTGGCCTAAACGCACCAAACTCAAATTGAGACTTAGAACCAGAGATAGTGGTTTTTGGAGTAATGCCGCCAGAAGCTCCCATAAGGGATTCTATAGGAATACCAGATGCTTTAGCAGCACCTTCAAATGTTGTTTTATATCCCTTTTCTCTAGACCCAGCAAAAATACTACTAACTGGTGCTTGTGGCTTTAAAACACCTTCAGCAACAGAAGTTGCTGTTGGCATTTTAAACTCACCTTTAATAAAGTCTTCTACTGAGCCATTAAACTCACCCGCTTTTTCTTTATCAACTTTGCTAAAAAGCTTTTGCCATTCCACTTTGCTTGGATCAAAGTCTGGCTTTGTCATAGCCCTACTAAATTCAGAAACAAAAGCAGGACTAGACATTGCTTCTTTTAATTCACCTTCAGAAACCTTATATCCATAAGTGTTAGAAAACTCTCTAAGTTTAGTAGCTGTATCCATATACAGATTTTGTCTTTCGTCGTAGTCTTTTTTTGAAGTTTTGTAATTGTCATAAAGAGTACTGAAAGCATACTCTCCAAATTTACTTCCTAATTTTTCTTCTTCTGCACTTTTGGTTACATAACCAGAAGCCATTCCAGCAAGAAGAGATAAAGCTGCACCCATTACATTACCCCTTTCTTTTTACTCATTAACCCACTAGTTGAAGTAGGTTCTTCATTAGCAACAGATTGCATAGAAGTAAAAGCATGTTTCAAAGCATTTTCAATAATTTCTGGCTCTACTGGTTTTTCATTTTTAACTAAATCACTTGGATAAGTAGGAATATCAACATTTTCTAACATTGCCGCTGTTTTAATAAGCTCCATCAACACTGGCATAACAAGAATACCAGCATCAATTGTGTGTAACCCTTTGTGTACTCCTATAAGCATAAGAGACTCTGCTGTTATAGACAACGGCATCTTTACTTCTTTTAACAAAGTTACAATATTTTCAATGAATTCTGGAGAAGACATCTTTTCAATGTACATTTGCAAAACATCAGAAACAGCAGCATGCTTTGGAGGACGTTGCCACGGCAAAGATTTAGGCGGCAGTGTCCAAGACACTCCCGGTATGTTTTGTCTCATAGACTCTATTGGAATATTATCTTCCATTTAACATTTTCTCCCTAGCTTCTCTTATGCCTTTAATAACATTAACAATAAGAAGAAAATCTTTATCTTCAGTCTTCTTATCTTCCTTTTTTAAAGGAGAAAGAAGGCTTTTTGAAGTATCGACTTTTTTGCCTTTAGAAGCAATAGCATCATCAATTTTTTTAATGTAATTTTCAATAAGTTGCATAATAATTATGAGCTTGTAAAGACCGATACAATCTTGTCAAAAGCTTTTCCAGCCGCTCCTGATGTAATAAAAGCTCCCCCAAGAACAGTTAAAGCAGTGTTTGTTGCTTGGTTGTTAGCAGAAGTTGAGGCTGCGCTGGCCTGTGCGTTTGCAGAAATTGTTGTTTTTAAAATATCTGTGGCTCTATCCAGTTCATTCTCACCAGATTTATAAGACATTGTTAATAAGTCTCTATATGTCTGGCTTTTTTGAGCGTATTCCATAGAAGCCAACTCCGTAGCATTCTTAGCATTAACAGCATTAGCTGCATTAACAGCCGCTGTATTAGCTATAGAAACTTCAGATAATGTTTTGCTATTAGCAATTGATACTTGTGTGGACATATTAGCATTAAACTCTTCTCTAGCATTTGATTGTTGAGCGTTAAATTTAGAAATGTCAGCAGCAGTGGCTTGATTAGCAATAGACACTTTAGTTTGCTCACCAGCATTAAATTGGTTTGTAGCTGCTGTAAGCTGAGCATTAACCCTATCTGCCTCAAGTTTATTAGCAGCATTAACATTAATTGCTATGTTTCTGGCAGCAGTGTCAGTAAGAATAGCTTGTGAAATTTCTTGTGTTTTAAGAATTTCCATTTGCTGTTTATTGTCTAAGTTTTTCATATCCATTGCAAGGAATGCTTGAGCATTAACAACAGCAGCTTGTTGTCTAGCATCAAGATTTTTCATATCCATTGCAGCATATGTAGCAGCATTAGCCAATACAGTTGCTTGCTTATTAGACAAATCAGCCAAATTAATTTGCTGAATAAACTGAGCATTAGCAAGAGCATTTTGCTGATCTGCTGTAAAATTCATATTAGCAATTTCAGAAATTTTAGCAGCGTTAATAATATTAACTTGTTGCTTATTGCTAAGTTCTTGCCCTGCTATTGCAGCATCAATCTGAGCATTAGCCAATGCCGTTGCTTGTTTATTAGAAAGATTGGCTGTTTCAATAGTAAGAGCATTTGTTGTATTAAACAATCTAGTTTGTTGCTCATTAGTAAGATTGAGCTTTCTTTCGTCAAGCTTAGCAGAAACATTAAATAACGCTGTTTGTTGTTTATTGTCTAATATCTTTCCTTGAAGAGCGGCTTGCGCTTGAGCATCTTGTAAGAAAGCTTGTTGTTTACTAGTAGCATCAAACTTAGCTGCTTCAAAAGTTTGTGTACTTTTAAGCACTGCCATTTGTTGTTCATTACTAAGTTCTTGACCAGTAAGTGCTGCTCTAACTTGAAGATTAGCTATAGAAGTTTGTTGGGTGTTATTAAGATTTGCCAAATCAATCTGCATGTTTTCAGCAGACTTCTGCAAAGCAGCCTGTTGTTTATTGTTTAGATTAATGTTATTAACTTCTGCATATCTGGCAGCATTAGAAATTGCTACTTGTGAAGCAACATCTAAATTCTTAGATTGCATAGCAGCTTTAAGCTGAGCGTTAGCAAGGACAACAGCTTGTTGATTAGAAAGATTTGCACTCTGCAAAGCAAAAGAATTAACACTATTCTGCAAAGCTGTTTGCTGTCTAGCACTGAGATTGGCAAGCTCAAGGTTTTGACCAGCAGCAGCATTAGCTAAAGCTGTCTGTTGTCTATTACTCAAGTTTGCCAAATTCATATTGGCAAATGTTTCAGCATCTTTAGCTGCAATTGGTGTAGCACTTTCCATTGCTGCTTGAACAATGGCAGCACCAGCCATAGAGCTATTACCTAACCCTCTAGCAGCCATAGCAGCATTAGCTGTTCTAATGGCCCCAGCAGCCCATGCAGGAGTGCCGTTATTAAACTGAGCCATAAGACTTGTAAGCTGCCCCTGAACAGTGCTGGCAGCTTCTACAGCGCCCTGTTGAGCAGTTGCTAATACCTGACTAAAGCTTCCCTGCTGCGCCACTGCTACAGAGGCTTTATCAAGCTCAGCCATTGTTACTGCTGTAGCTTGAACAGCTTCTTTAATTTGAAGTTTTTGAGCTTCTAAATCAACAAGTTCATTAGCTGTAATCTCTCTTGTAACCCCTTCAACAGTGGAAACTCTTGTTGTAGTGGCTGCTTCTGCTGTAGGAATTTCTCCTGCTTTAGCGGCAGCTTCAATTTCAGTAGGAGCCAATTCAGCAATTTCAGTAGCTGCTACATTGTAAGTGTCTGCTGCTTGAGCTTCTGGAGTAGTGCCAGTTAATTGAGCAGCAGTAGCTTCAAACTCTTTATCTGTAGTTTGTGCTTCTGCTTTAGGAACATTAATATCAGCCCTTGTAGCTGCTGTTGCTTTTTCACCTTCAGTTAAAACCCTATCAGCCGGTTCTGCTACTTTAGCTGCCGTTCCTGTAACAGCAGCGGCAAGAGCTTTGTCAGAAACTGTTCCTTGTTCTGCTTTTACCTTTGCTTGTTCAGTAACTGTGCCAACTGCTGCTTGTTGTTTAGCTAAAGCGGTTTCAAGAGTTTTTTGGGATTGGTCTGCTGTAACAGTGGTTGCACTAATAGCAGATGGAGCAGCAGCAATGCCAGCAGTTGATTGCGTTGGCGCAGTAGCTAATGTAACAGTACCTGCGTTTGTTGCTGTTGCGCCTGTTGCTCCGGCTTGAGAAGCAGACATCTGGCCCACCCCCGTTCCCATCACAGGAGCGCCAGTATCAGCGTCTACACTACCAGCAGTACCGCCAGTTGTTGTACCCATTGTGCCACCAGTTGTTGTTAGCTTTGTGCTACCAGTTGTGTTACCAGTTGTGTTACCAGTAGTTGTGCCGGTAGTTGTTGTGCCGCCAGTTGTGTTACCAGTAGTTGTGCCGGTAGTTGTTGTGCCGCCAGTTGTGTTACCAGTAGTTGTGCCGGTAGTTGTTGTG